TATTAGATGCTGAGACAAACCTGGCAAATCTTTATAAGAACTCTACATCAAATTTAAATAGAGTAAATACGCAAAAACAAGGAATTCAAGAAGAAATAAACAAACAAAGTCTTAAAATACAAGAAATAGATAAACAAATTGCAGAACTAAATTCTCAAGCTTCTAATGCGCCGAATGCTTTACTTTCCATAGAACAGGCAAGATCATTGGATGCAAGAGTAGGCCGATATGATGAAACTTCTGGTAAAGTTTATAATACACAAGAAGAATTAATAGGTAACTGGACAGGATATACTTTTTATTTACCCGGTTACGCATTACAACCTGGACCTTCTATACCAGACAGAAAAAAATTAATACCAATAGATTCGAAAGGTAGAATAAGTGAAGAATCTTATTTACAATCAACAAATCTTAATGGTTCAAAATCTGGTCAACTGAGTACAATTATAGATCCTTCGGATAGTGTAGCTATAGAAAAATCAAATAATGATAAAACTTGGAATTGTGATATTTCCTATGAAACTAGATTAAAAATTCTCACAAAAAGACAAGAAGTTATAACAGCAGTTAAATGGTTGAGAGATAAGATACTTGCTCTTTTTGCAATTGATGGAAATTCTGCCACAGCTCAGTGGATTAAACAAACGGTTAAACTTTTAACGGCTACACTCAAAAGTATTCAGAAATTTTTAAAAGTAATAAATGAAATAGTACTAGAGATTGCAAAAATTACCGCACAGATAAGACAACTAATAAACTGGATATTAAGTTTACCCGCAAGATTATTGGTTCTGTTGCAAGACTGTTTAACTCATTTTTTTAATTCATTGACTGATGCTTTTTCCGAATCAATATCTTTAAGTGGTGCCGGTGGTGAAAATGTATCTTTTTCTGAAGTAACAGAATTAATATCTGAAACACAAAAAACATTCCAAACAGCAAAAGAAACAGTAGAAATTACAACAATAGTATATACAGAAATTAAAGCGATAGAAGCAACATTTGAAAAGGTATAATGATGGCAGATACAGAAGTTAAAAAACCCGAAGGTGATAGTACTTGGTATGAACCCGATTCTCAAGCAAATAATTCAGTTTATCCTCATGTAAAAGGATTTTATTCCGATTCTGGTCATTTTGTGGAAATGGATGACACACCACAATATGAAAGAATGAGAATACAACATAGAATAGGAAATTATACTGAGATACAATCCGATGGAACAGAAATTCATAAAATTATTGGTGATAATTATGAAATAGTTGTTAAGAACAATCATGTTTTGATAAAAGGTTATTGCTCTGTGACTATAGAAGGTGATTCTAAATTAAATGTTAAGGGAGATGTTTATCAAAACATTGAAGGTAATGTTTATCAAAACATTGAAGGTCAGATGGACGCTGTTGTCACCGGTGAGGTAAATTTAACTTCAGAAACCGATGTAAACATAACTGCTGGAGGAATAGAAGGACAAATTAATTTAAATGCTCCTTTTTCTGTTCATGTCGAAGGTGATTTAACTGTAAACGGAGGAATATCTTCCACAGGACCTATTGCTTGTTCTGAAAACATAATAGCGAGTAAAAAAGTTTTTGGTGCTTTAGGATTGGTAACTCCCACAGGAGTTTTAGTTGGCCTTCCAGATGCTGGTGCTGTTGCACCAGGAATTTATTCTGCTGGTCCCATTTCATCATTATCCTCAGTTACGGCGCCAGTATTGAATGATATTATTGGACCAATACAGATATTCAGACATGCGTATACATATCATTTTCATCCAGGAGATTCTGGAGGAGTTACTGGAATTCCTAGCATAGGAGCTTTATAATGGCAAATGTTTTAGATAGATTAACAACTACTTTCGATTCATCTAAATTTGGTGATGATATTAATTTGAGTGACAGAGCTAAAGCTTTTTTAAACACAAGTCCTATAAAAATAAGTTCATGGGCGGCTAGTGATTTGGCCAATGGTGCGGTGACACGTTCTGATTATTTTCAAAATCCTGTTGCATCTTATGTTTCTAGTATATCTTCTAATTTAAATTCAATTATAACATTATGTACTACTAGTCCAGATACAAACTATCCTAGTTCTAATGCTGCGATAAAAAATTTAGCTAATTCATCAAATAATTTAGTAACTCAATTAAATTTATTTTTACAACATACAAATAGAATATCTGGTGTTTCAGAGAGTTATTTTGATTCATCTACAGGAGTTATAAAACCAAATTATCAAGATTGTGTCGGATCTGGAGGAATGATATTAACTATATTGGGAACAACAGATAATGTTAGAAATTCTACTCCTATTTTAAACCAGTTTACTAGTTTGTATATTGAAGAAGAATTGGCGGCTAATAATTGGAGTATAGGAAATACTAAAAACTCACTACAAACCGTGCCTTCTTCACTGACAACATCTCAAGTAAATGCAATGAATGTAATAATAAACACCGCAAATACATTACTTTACACCAGAAGAACCGAAGATGAGAATTATTTTTACGCTTCCCAACAAATTTTAAAAGATTTTCAGATACTAAACGGAATGCAAAACTCGGGAAGTACTGAAAAAAATCTAATTACCAATAAAATAGGAACCGCAAAACTCAAAACCTCTTTAGGAGTTGAATAAATAATAGATGGCCACAATTACTACCAATGTTGCGAGAACTTATAAGGACTTAGACCTCCTTTTCAATGTTCACCCAATAAAAAAAGACGTTAATAAACACACAGCAGAAATGGCTGTGATTAATTCTGTAAAAAACTTGATTTTAACAAATCATTATGAACGTCCTTTTCAACCAGAAATAGGATCTAATGTCTCAAAACTTTTATTCGAACAACTAGATTTTGTGACTGCCGCAGCATTGGAAAGAGAAATTTCTCAGACAATACGAAATTTTGAACCAAGAGCCTCTGTTTATAGAATACGTGCTTTACCAGATTATGACAACAATGGTTTTACGATAGATATGGAATTTACCATTATAAACAGAACTGAACCAATAACAATAACATTTTTTCTAGATCGAGTAAGATAAATGACAGATCGTTTAAGAGTAACAGAACTTGATTTTGATCAAATCAAAACAAATTTAAAAAGTTTTTTAAAAAGTCAAAATGAATTTACCGACTATGATTTTGACGGTTCTGGATTAAGTGTACTTTTAGATATACTGGCTTATAATACACATTATAACGCTTATTATCTAAACATGATTGCAAATGAATCCTTCTTAGATACGGCTCTTTTAAGAAACTCGGTTATTTCTCATGCCAAAAAATTTGGATATGTTCCAAGATCAGCAACAGCTGCAAGAGCTACAATTAACTTTACTATCAATAGTTTAAACTCTACACCAGGTAGTTTAACTTTACCAAGAGGATATATTTTCTTATCTTCATTGATTGATAATAAAGTATATAATTTTGTTACATTAGAAGATACTACCGTAACAAAAACTGGGACAAATTTCGTATTCAATAATTTAAAAATATACGAAGGATCTTTGAATAGATATTCTTTCAACCATTCTGAAGCTTCAAATCCAAAGCAAATATTTTCTATACCAGATTCGAATATTGATACATCAACATTAAAAGTTACTGTACAACAATCTTCATCTAATACAGATTCGGTTGTTTATAGTTTAGCCACAGATGTAATAAATCTTACTGCTAACTCTACTGTTTATTTTTTACAAGAGGGACTAAACAATCAATATCAGATTTATTTTGGTGATGATGTAATCGGTAAAAAAATACCTGACGCTGGTGTAGTAAATGTAACCTATCTTTCTACGAACGGATCTGTTGCTAATAAAGCCAATACTTTTGTTGCCACGACACCAGTCTCATCTTTTACTACTTTTAGTGTGACCCCAGTTGCCGCTTCTTCTGGCGGCGCAGCAAAGGAATCTGTCGATCAAATTAAGTTTGCAGCTCCATTACAGTTTACCTCTCAAAATAGAGCTGTAACAAAAAATGATTATATTAAACTAATTCAACAAAAATATCCACAGTTTGATGCGGTTAATGTTTGGGGTGGAGAAGAAAATATTCCTCCCGTTTATGGTAAAATTTTTATTTCTGCTAAACCTAAATTGGGATTTGAAGTTTCTGATACCGAAAAAAATTATTTTATAAATGAGATAGTTAAACCCATAAGTGTTTTAACAGTTACTCCAGAATTTGTTGATGTTGATTATAATTACATTAAGTTAATTTCTACCGTTTATTATGACCCAACGAAAACTGATTTAAATACATCAACTCTACAATCAAAAGTTACAAATGCGATAACTTCATTTTCAAATTTAAATTTAAATAAATTTAATTCAATTTTTAGTTCATCAAAATTAAGAACTAATGTTGATAATTCTGATATTTCTGTACAATCAAACGAATTGGAAATATTTTTGTCTAAGAGATTTAGACCTGTTTTAACACAAACTAATACTTATACTTTAGATTTTGGTGTTGAATTGTCTAGAGGCACAACACTCGATAATTTTTATTCTTCACCAAATTTTAATATACTTGACGAAAATTTAATAGAAAGATCCTGCTTTATTGAAGAAGTTCCATCTTCATTTACAGGAGTCGAATCGATATCAGTTATAACACCAGGTTCAGGATATACGTCAACACCAACCATAGAAATTATTGGAGATGGTCGAGGAGCCAAAGCGGCCGCCATTATCGTAAACGGAAAACTAAGTTCAGTAAAAGTTATAAATCCTGGTATTGGTTATACAACAGCTGCAATAAGAATTATTGGTGGTGGAGGAACAAATGCTACTGCTGAGTCTATTTTAGAAAATAGGTTTGGTAAAATTAGAATCGCCTATTTTAAACCAGATGAGCTTACAAGTAGAAGTACAAAGGTTATTTTAAATGCCGAAAAAAATGAAGGTATTACTGGTGTTATAGATTACGTTTTAGGCACTATAACAATAGAAAATTTTGCTCCACTTTCTGTAGATAATGATTTTGATGAACTTTCTATAAATGTTAGACCAAAATCTACAGTTTTACAATCAATTAAAAATAAAATGTTAGCTTTCGATCAAACGGATCCAACCAGTGTTGTTGTTGAACTAAAAATCATAAAATAAAAAAATGTCAGAATTAATTGTTTCCAATTTAGTTTCAAGTCAACTACCTGATTTTATTAGGTCTGATAACCCCAAGTTTGTCATTTTTTTAGAAAAATACTATAAATGGTTAGAAAGTAGTAATAATGCATTATACGAAGTCAAAACTTTAGAACAGTCTAAAGATTTAGATTTGGTCGATGATTACTATTTAAATGAAATAGCAAAAGAAGTTTTACCATATTTTCCAAAAGAAATTCTTTTAGATAAAAGAACTTTTATAAAAAATGTAGGAGAATTTTATAGGTCAAAAGGAACACCAGAATCAGTAAAGTTTTTATTTAGAATATTATATAATGAAGATATTGAAATTTATTTTCCAAAAGAACAAATATTAAAAGTTTCTGACGGAAAATGGGTATTACCTTTATCGTTAAGAGTTGAGACTGGTGATACCAATATTTTTGATATTGAAAAATGTAAAATTACCGGAACAAATTCAAAAGCAACAGCTATCGTTGAAAAAGTTATAAAATCGGTTGACCGACAGTTAGGAATAGAATATGTAGAATTATACATTTCCAATATTAATAAATTATTTTTAACTGGAGAAAATGTAAGCACAACTATAGTAAGAACCAATGGAAATGAAGATTTTGTTACCGCAAAATTAATTGGTTCTTTATCTGAAATTAAAATTGATCCTAAAAATAGAGGATTATATTACAATGGATATGATACAGAATTAAGATATGAAGGAGATCCAGTTACAATTATAGGTGGATTGAATCCAAGTTCTGGTAACCCTATTGGTGCTATAGCTACAGTTGGAAATGTATTACAGGGTTCAGTTGACGATGTTGTTGTTACTAATGGAGGTTTTGGATTTAGGGATCCCGCATTATATCAAAATTCCTCAATTCTTGATTTTACTGGAGGATTTAAAGATATATTATTAGGTTCTGAAGCTAAGGCTAAAATATTACTGTTGGATGAAAAAGTATATAGAACAATAAACGTAAGTAATATAACAATAGAATCTTTCTATTCTTCAACTATTGACGGAATTGATAATGTAAATGACAATAAAACGATAAATGAATTGACTACGAAACAAACACTGAATGTTTTTCCCATATCTTTTATTACCGTAGAATCTTCTGGTGGAGGGTATAAAACTCAACCCGATTTGGACATTTATAGTTTGTATATGGAAGAACTTGATGATACATTAATTATAAATTCAACTACTGCCGTAAAGGGCACTAGAGTTTTGAGAGATGAGTCTCAAGATTTAACCAACTCTTTTGAAGTTGGAGAAACAGTAAAATTATTTTTAAGAAATAGATATGAAGAAATAAAAATTGTAGCCAACGTAAGTTCAAACACAATAACTTTTTTTGATGAATTTGAAAATAATATAAACAATCTTTCAGTATATAAATTAAATAGAAGGAAATTAACCGAAGTTGGATCTTTAGGTAGAATTCAAATAGTCAATGGTGGAAATGGTTATTCTGTTGGGGATTTTTTAGTTTTTAGTAGTACTGGTAGAGGATATGGAGCTAATGCGAATGTTAGTTCTGTACATGCCGGAAATAATGGAATTAAAACAATAACTTTCAATGAAACATCCGATTATATTAGAGGTGGTGAAAGTTATACTATGATTGACCTTCCAACCGTAACAGTTAATTCTCCCGGTGGAGGACAAAATGCAGTATTAAAAGTATCCGAAATATTAGGTGAAGGATTAAATAAAGAAATTTCTACAACTAGAATTGGTGCAATATCAAGTATAAGAGTTATAAGTTACGGTTATGATTATGTTTCTGCTCCAATTATTTCTTTGAGAAATGCTGACATATCATTAACTGATGTTACCGAAGGTCAAATTTATGTAGCGAATACATTTGTTTATCAAGGAGCATCGAATACAAATTATAGTTGGTCTGCTTATGTGGACAAATATTCAACATCAAATAATTCATTAAGAGTTTATAATTATACAGGAACTTTTGATTCTAGTCTATCTATAAAATCTGATGATAATTTAACCACAGGAAATGTTGTGACCTCGTTGTTCTACGGCGATGGTAAGGCTAAGGCAACAGCCAAATTTGAAAATGGATTGATTCGATATCCTGGAATTTACTTGAATACCGATGGTCAACCAAGTTCGGATCAAAAATTTCAAGATGATAAAAAATATCATAACTTCTCGTATATAATTAATACAGAAAATGATTATTATAAATTTAAGAAAACATTGCAAGAAACTGTACATCCATTAGGAACAAAAACTTTTGTAACTAAAATTGATACGAATTCAAAAAATGCTTCTGATCAAAATGTACAAATAATCTATTTAACGCAAGATTATCATTCAAATACATTTAATATAAGTAATATTTCTAATAGTATAGTGTCAACGTCAATAACTCCAAACGTGCAATCTGAAGTTTCTGTTGGCAATTTAATTATTTTAAAAAATTTAGAAAAAACCATAAATGGTACAGCAAATATTTCATCCAGCTCAAATGTAATAACTGGTAACGGAACTAATTTTATTCATGATGTGGTTGATGGCCAAACGCTCTATCTTTCCTCTGGAAATACAGTAGTCGTAAAAAGTATATTTAATGCAAATACTATTTTTGCTCAAACAGAATTTGGCATTTCTAGCACCGATTTGACAATTAGGGTGGTGTTTGATGAAACGAAAAATGTCTCTTTTGTGAATGCCAACACCATTTTAGTTGACACTAATCCAATAACAACAAACAACTTTGTTTCAATAATTGTACAAAAAGTGAGATAAATAAGTCTATGTCATCAATAATAACGAACACCTTTTCTACTTTACTCGCACAACAATTCATAAATTTATTGGATGTTGGTGCGAATACGTACTTGCCCTTAAATCGAAGGTCTTATCTTTTTGCGACTATTGGCAAACAAACGCCTTGGAATCAAGGTGACACTCCTCCTGTTTCTCCCGGACAATCCACCAGAGATTTGATTGAATATTACAATAGGGGTATTGTAGCGAAGGTAATTCAATTAGACAATGTTTCTTTCGTGGTTCCGAGGTATAATTGGCAATCCGGAACGGTGTATTCTAGATATGGTTGTACAGTTTGTCCTATTGGAACACCATTTTATGTTTTAAATTCTAAAAATCAAGTTTTCAAATGTTTAGATAATAATAATAGTATTGCATCTACGGATGAACCTGAATTATTTTTATCTGCGACTTCTTTAGAAGAACCATTTTTTATAACTTCTGACGGATATAAATGGAAGTATTTGTACACTATAAGTTCTGATCAAAAACAAAAATTTTTAAATCAAGATTGGATGCCGGTTGCTTATAATAGATTTGTTAGAGCAACTGCAATTAATAGAAGTATTGATATCGTTAGAATAGGAAATGCTGGAAACAATTATGTTGATGGTCCAACACAAAGTATAATTACTATTGTTGGTGATGGAACCGATGCCGTTTTAAAAGCAAATGTTGTTGGTGGAAATGTAGTAAATATCGTTATTCAAAATAGAGGAAAAGATTATACCACAGCTAACTTAATATTTACTGATGTTGCGGGTGGCATAGGAACTGGTGCTTCAGCTAATGTAGTTTTATCTCCGCAAAATGGACATGGTTATGATCCGGTTGAAGAACTTTATGCAAATACTGTAATGTTTAATGTCGATTTTGATGGTAGTGTTGGTGGAATTTTTCCATCAGAAAATGAATTTAGAGAAGTTTCCTTAGTATACAATCCTTATATTAATAATACTGAGACATTGGCTTCAGCTGATACATATACACTTTATAGTAAAGTTTTAGTGTCGCCTGGTGTTGGAGATTATAATAACGATGAAGTTATTATACAAGGTGACACTTTAGAAAATTCCACATTTAGTGCTGAAGTCATTTCATTTGATGAGGGTACTAATGTTATGTACCTTAATAATTTAAAAGGAACTTTTACACCCAATCAACCAGTAAAAGGATTGAGTAGTGGTTCAATACGAATAGGAATTAATGTAACAAACCCATCTTTAGAATTATATTCAGGAAAAATATTATTTGTTTCAAATAAAGTTCCTGTAACTAGAGATCCAGACCAAACAGATAGAATTAGATTTATTTTAAGTTTCTAAAAGAGGAATAAATGACTAAGCTTTTTAATTACGATCCATATAATGACGATTTTGATGAAGATAAAAATTTTATGCGAGTTCTTTTTCGCCCAGGATATTCCTTGCAGGCGAGAGAACTTACTCAATTACAAACAATCTTGTCCAATCAAATTGAAAAGTTTGGTAATCACATATTTAAAAATGGAAGTCCAATAACTGGAGGTAAAATTTCCCTAGATGATAGAGCTTATTATCTAATTCTAAAGGGTCAATATAGTGGTCAAGATATTGTTTTGGAAAACTTTTTGGACAAAACTATTGTTTCTTATAATTCATCTAAAGTAATTAGAGCCAAAGTTATAGCTATAGATAATTCAACAATTTTTCCTATTTTAATTGTAAAATATTTAAGTGGAGATTTTTTTGCAGAAGGCGATGAATTAAAAGTCTATGGACAAAATATTTTTGCTGAATTGGAAGATGCAAATGCTACAGGACGTTCTTATGTAGCTAGTATACAGGAAGGTGTTTATTACTTTAAAGGACAATTTGTAAAAGTTAGTCCTCAATTTTTAGTATTAGAAACATATTATAGATTAGGTTTAAACACAGAAACAATTAACAAACAACCTTCTTATAGAATAGGTATTGAATTTGATGAATTGGTTATTGATGAAATTGATGATGTTTCTTTATTAGACCCAGCACAAGGTTCGTTCAATTATCAAGCACCTGGTGCAACAAGGTTTAAAATTAATACCATATTGAGTAAGAGAACATTAGATTCTGCTGATGAATCTTCTTTTTTCGAAGTTATCCGAATTGTTGATGGGGTAAAAACAAAAGAAATTGATTATCCTATTTACAATGAAATTGATAAGACTTTAGCAAGAAGAACATTTGACGAATCTGGTAATTATACTGTTGATCCTTTTGTAATATCTCTAGAAGAAGAATACGTAGATACATCAAATAATAATTACGTTGATCCTAATTATTTTACAGCATCATTGGATCCAGGTAAAGCATATGTCGGCGGTTATGAGGTACAAACAATAGCTCCAACAAAATTACAAGTGTCTAGAGGAAGAGCCACAGCTAGTATTAATGACTATGATTTACCCACAAATTATTCGAGTTATGTCCATGTAGCAAACGTATATGGAACCTTAGTTATATCCAACTTTGAACTTTTGGATATACATTGTGCAAATCATGCCAGTGTTAGTGTTGCTTCTACGACAGAATATAATTCTTCAAAAATTGGTACAGTTCGTGCCAATATGATAAAATATAACAAATCTTCTAATCCCGATCTAGGCACAACCCATCAGTTTACAGTTAATCTTTTTGATGCAAATACTTCTTCAATAACAGGAAGTGTAGCTTCTTCTGGATCTACTAATACCGTTATAGTCTTACCTTCATCTTTTGCACAACTTCCAGCAAACAGTTATTTGGGAATGTTTTTTAGTATTAAAGATGGAGCAGGATTAAATTTAGCACCAGTTAGAATTAAAGAATCGAGTGGATCGTCAAAAACAATTACGTTATCTTCAGCTTTACCTTTTGTTCCTTCTTCAAACGCATTTTCAATTGATTCGGATTTTAAATTTGCAGAATCATTAATAAAAAGAAGTGGTTCAAAAATTTTTGGTGCTGATATAACAGATGATTCTAAAACTAACGATGATAATAAGTATGCTTTTATTACTGAACCTAACAGACAAGGATTAATTTTTGATGTTCCTTTTGACGCTATTAAGGAAGATACAATAACAAATTTTGATTTTTTTGCAAGAAAAGTCTATAGCGATAAGACATCAAGTGGTTCAGGAATTATTACTTTAGCACCGGAGGGCACTGACACCTTTGCATTTGCTGGTACTCCAGGAACTTTATCTGACAGCGTTATTTTAGATAATATAATTTGTTTTATTCGACCTGATACTTCTGGAGGAATTCCAAGTATAGCACCAAATACTGTTTTAAGTTTAGCTAATAATGAATATACCGTATCAGCTATAAGTAGCACTGAAATTAGAGTCAATTTTGATCCTACAAACACAGGACTTTTTGGTGGTATTAGAGCAGATTTTATAGTAACAACTAAAGTGAATAATGCGGAAAATGGATCAACTGGAGCTATACGATCAAAAGTTTTATACCCATTATCTGTAAGTAAACATGAAAAAGTAGCTTATATGATTGATACTACAACGGGTTTAACTTCACTTAATACTGGAACAACTACTGCTTTTTCTGGAGGATATGTTTTTCCAGAGTTGGGTGTAACTTATTTTGATAATGAAACGGGAGCGGGAGATGCCGGTACAGTTAAGAAATTAAAAACTCCAGGAGTTCCTGTTAGTTTACAAGTACCTGACGTATTAGAAATTGTAAAAATTATAGATTCGAGAACAATTACTGGTAACATTACAACAGCAATGTTGACTGATCCACTTTATGACGTAACTAATAGATATGAATTTGATAACGGACAAAGAAAAACTCATTATGATCACGCAACAATCAAATTAAAAAGAGGATTTAGTTCTCCTGTTGGCAGTTCAATTTATGTTATGTATAATTATTTGAGTCATGGATCAGCACCATCTCCTCAAAATGATGGATTATTTACTGTAGATTCTTATTTGAACGAAACTTCGGATATTACATATGCAACTATAAGTAAGTTTGTCGATAAATCTACTGGAAAAATTTTATCTGGAAGAGCTTCTTTTGATTTTAGACCAACTAGAGGTATTGCTCAAAATACTTTGTCTGGAGCGGTTTGTCCGGATCCTGATGAAATTGCAGAAGTTTCTTTTGAAAATTATTTAAGTAGGGTTGATAAAGTAGTTGTAAAACCATCAAAAGAGATGGCTATTATTGAGGGACAATCTGCTGTTAAACCTTTGATTCCTCCACATGATATAACTGATATGTTACTTTACACCCTGTATATACCCCCGTATACAGAAAATGTAAAAGATGTTCGTGTAGATTTCCAAAATAATCGTAGATTTACCATGAGGGACATTGGTGCGTTTGAAAATAGAATTAAAGGATTGGAATATTATGTCTCTTTAAATTCTTTAGAAAAAAATGCTAATGATTCTAAAATATTAGATGCTAATGGACTCGAAAGATCAAAATATGGAATTTTAGTTGACAATTTTACTTCAACTAGCGTTCAAGCTAATTATGGTGATGTAGGTTTTGATAATAGAAATAAAGTAGAAGATGGAGAATTAAAGCCAGCTTCTTTAATGAGTACGACTAAACTCCTATGGTCGGAAAGTACTTCTTCTGGTAGTTATAAGGTTGTGGGTACAAATACTCAAAAATCTTTGATTATGAATTATACTTCCACAAAATTTGCCGATCAACCATATGCAACTAAAACTATTCCTATTGCTAGTGCTCTTTATGGTAATTTTAATGGAACGTTAAAACTTTTCCCAGAGTTTACGAGTGACCATGATACTAGTGTTACAGCTAAAGTTACTTTAAACTCGGTTCAAGGATTAGAAGATGCCTTTAATTTCGTTGATGATAGATTAAATTACGTAGCTGAACAGAATCCAACTTGGCTAAGTGACAAAGATAGTCCTTTTGCAAAAGTTCCAGATTCTTCTTGGTTTGAAACAAAAACCACAGTTGAAAATAAGACAGTACAAATTAATAGAAATACAAATGGTAATTTACAAACCACTACTGATCAAGTTTATGTTAAAACAGGAGCAACATTAAGTGCAGATCAGATTGGTGTGTCAACATCAAAACAGGATTTAGGATCTTATATTACAGACACAGCAATAAATCCTTTCTTAAAACCTAGAGGTATAGTTTTTATAGGATCTTCTTTAAGACCTAAAACGAGATTTTATTCGTATTTTGATGGCACATTAGTTGATAACTACACTATCGTTCCATCAAAAGTTACTTTAACTCAGAATACTCCATTTAAATCTGGAGAAATGGTTTTAATTGCCAATACAAATGCTGAATTATCAACTCATATAGATAATTATGCTTTAGATACTGGAATATACCATTTAGGTGTTTGTGCCGTTTCTGAAGTGGGATCAGCTAATGTTTCTATAGTAAATGAAAGTAGTTTGTCATTGAGTGGAAAATATGTATATGGTCTAGATTCGAAAGAAACTAAAATTATTAGTTCAGTATTAGATCATCGTTGTGGAAATACAAAATCGGTAACATCCAGTACAATTACATTAGCTGCAGATGCTCCAAGTGTAGACATTACTGGCAACACAGTAAGTTTGGTTAGAATTCAAACTACTGACGCTGATGTAAATCCTGCAACTGGAATTGGTTCCACTTACACAATTACTGCTTATAATACTACTACTAAAGTAGCTACAGTATCAGGAACAATACCTTCCTCCGAAGTAGGAAAAACATTTTCTTATAGTATAGGAACGAATGTTTCAAATAAAGCTGGCCAAATTGGTGGAATATTTTATCCACCACAAGCCACTTTCTTAAGTGGAGAAAGAGTTTATAGATTAACGGAGTCTTTCAATAACTCTTATGATAAAGATGCAATTTCTTTTGCCGATAAAAATTTTGTATCATCAGGTATAACAACAACAAAAACTTCTTTAGTTGATACCGTATACAATATTGGAATAAGTAATCAAATTGTAGGAACTGTTACTTCACCATTGTTACAATCGACAACAGTTACAAGTACAATAACAAGCACTTGGAGAGTCGATCCATTAGCACAAACATTTTTTGTGGATGAACAAACTTACCCACATGGATTGTATTTGGAGAGTGTAAATTTATTCTTTAGTGCTAAGGATGATGAAAACCTTCCAGTCAGAGTGCAAATTAGACCTACAGTAAATGGTACACCTTCTTTTGATTATTGGTATCCTGAATCTGTAGTTGAAAAATATCCTAGTGAAATAATTGTCTCAAACACACCTAGTATTAATGATAGTGCTACCAAAAATGTTTTTACTTTTAGTTCACCAGTATTTTTAAAACCAGGATTATATGCTGTTGTTATATTAACTGATTCTCCAGATTATGTTGTTTGGACAGCAGAAAAGGGACAAACAACATTAACTAATCAAACTGTTTCTGTTAACCCTTATGTTGGCACTTTGTATAAATCACAAAATGCTATGGAATATGTTCCATATCTAAATGAAGATTTAATGTTTGAATTGAATCGTTGTGTTTTCAATACAAGTTCTGCAACATTTTTATTACAGAGTGAGAAACAAGATTCAAAAATTTATATTGATAGATTTAGATTGTTGGAGAAGTCTATTACAACACAATCTAGTTCTCCAATATCAATTTCTTACTCAGTTATTACTAAACCAGTAAATTCATCGAAAGAAACAATTTATAGAAATATAACACCGTCTACAATTTATAGTATGGGAGATGACACCTTCTATTCTATAGGTAATAGAAGAAAAGAGTTACTAGATAAAAATGATTTTACAGTAAGATTAGAAATTTCAACTTCAAACGATGCTGTGACTCCTTTAGTTTCTTTAGAGAGTTTATATGTAAATACTTGGGAAAACTTTATTGATAATGGTGAAATTAATCCTGAAGATTTTAATATTATTGTAGCTGGTGCAAAGTACTCAAATGCTAATGTGCTTACTGTTATTTCTTCCACAGGAGAAGGCGCAAATGTTGAAATAGTTGTAAATAATAGTACAGATGGAAATGTGGTTCGAATGAATGTCGCTTCATCTGGTATAGGATATGTTGATGACTTTTATATTTCATATCCACATACATCAAACAGTTCAACTGTAACAGCTAATGCCTCTATTGTATTAAATAGTGAATTTGATAGTTCTGGTGGACCATGTTTGGCGAGATATATTACTAAACCTATTATTTTGACAGACGGATTTGATGCTGGTGATTTGAGGGTATTCTTATCTGCCAATAAACCTGTTGGAACAGAAATTCATGTTTTCTATAAAATTTTATCTAGTTCTGATATTATAAGTTTTTCCGATAGACCTTATGGTAAATTTGAATGTTTGAATCCTAGTGTTAGTGGCGCAATAGATGAAACTGAATTTAGAGAATATGAATACCGACCTTCTCTAACAAGTGACGAATTGACTTACACTTCTGATGCTGGAGTTATTTACGACACATTCAAAACATTTGCAATAAAGATTGTTATGACTTCGCGTGATCCTTCGGTAATACCGAGGGTTAAAGATTTAAGAATAATTGCTTTGCCAGCAGGATAATATATGAAAGAAAATCTTTTAAAAGTAGAAGGCGATTTATTCGTAAAAGATAGGAAAAATGGTGCCATTTTGGCTGTAAATAAAAATATACTCATACAAAATGAAGCTAGAAAAAAAATGGGTAAAAAAATGAGCAGTAATGACACTGAGATAAATAACTTAAAATCTAAAATAGAAGAATTATCTAACGATATGACCGAAATCAAATCGTTGTTAAAAACTTTGATTCAAAAGAAGGATTAATAATTAGAGATGCCTACTTCACTAATACCAATTATTGCCAGAACTAACACTATCGATGAGTGGAGAATTCAAACTAATAAATCTGCTACAGATTTAAATGATCTTGGATTCTACACCTACGATAAAGCTCAAGGCACATTACTACTCTCGGGTACCTCCCTATTAAGTATAACAGCTGAAGGAACACCGTTACAAGTAGCTAACAATGTTTTATTTCAAAGTAGTTTGACTCTTGGTAATACTCTTTTCTTAGGCATTCAATCTTCAGCAACTGGTAATATTATTGCTGGTGGAACAATATCAGTTAGGGGTCCAGGACAATCTCTAAACGTGGCGAATAGTGTTTACGTGGGTAGAGACCTGCAAATTGTTCAAAATGTTTATACCAGTAATGTTATTGTAAATACTGACATAACCATAGCAAATAATTTAACTGTAACAACAGGAAAATTACGATTGAATGGATCTGGAAATGTATCCTATATTAATACAGGTTCTTCTTTTACTAAAACGCTATATTCCGATCAAGTATATTCAACAAATGTAAGCACTGCAAACCTATATGCTTTATATGCTAAAGTTGATGTTTTAGATGATTTGTCTTTTGCTAGAATTATTACTTTAGATAATACTACTACAAATTCTCATATATTAAAAACTAATGCCGCTACTTCAAATTTTTTAACAACTAAAAATTTAATAGCCAATGTAACAGCGAACATTGTAAATTTAGAATCGAATGTTGCTGTAATTAACGTAGCAACAATAATTGATGGTAATGTAGTATCTCTAGTTTCAAACAATTCTACAATAAACATTTCTACCGTAAATACTTCTACGATATTGACTGGTAATGTAGTTTCATTAGTTTCAAACAATTCTATTTTAAATAATTCCACTGTAAATACATCTACGGTGTTGGTTGGTAATGTAGTAACACTTACTTCAAATAGTTCTACTATAAATGTTGCTAGTATCAATTTAGCTTCGATTAATACTTTAACGACATGGAATATAACTTCCACAAATAGAATTACAGGAAATAGTATTGTAACAAATAATATCGTTTCTTCTACAATTAATACATCTATTTTAAATGTCACATCAAACTTATGGATGAGTACTGGTTCTTTAACAAGAATTTTTGCACCGAATGATCAGCACGAATCTTTGACTGTTGATGGTAAAACTACTTTAAGAACTGCATTAATTACTAGTAATTTAACTGTTGAAGGAACTTGGACAGCTCTAGGTGATATTGAGTATGAAGTTGGTGAAATAATTTTAAATAAGAGAACACCAACAAACGCTGAAGCGACATTTAGAAATGAAAGACCTATAGGTGATGATGCGTTAATTAGATGGAATGAAGCTGATGATAGATGGACTATTTCGAGAGGAAATACATATTCTTCCCTCTATGGAATTTTGGATGATAGTTTCTTAAGTTCATCAATAAACAGCACAAGTACTTCAAATGTTGCAACTTCTTTAGCTGTGAATACAGCCCATTTTGTTGCACAGACTTCGGGTATGTACGCTAACTCAGCATTTGCCGCACAGAATACAACAGGTAGTTATGCTAACTCAGCTTATGCTCAAGCAAATTTAGCATTTACCGCGGGAGGTGTTATAGCTGGAAGTTATGCCAATTCGGCTTATCATACAGCTAATAGTGGATCATCATATGCGAATTCAGCTTTCACCCATGCAAATTCATCATTCATTCAAGCCAACACACCATCGCATGTAGCAAATTCTGCAGCACTTTATGCAAATGGTGCGTTCTTAAGGGCAAATACACCAACACATGTTGCAAACTCCGCGTCACTTTATGCCAATGCGGCTTTCTCTAAAGCCAATACAGTTGCTACTGATTTAAATGACGTTGCTATTTCTACGGCTACAGCTGTACATACTTCAAGTTCTGCATCATTATATGCTAATGGAGCTTTCGCTAAAGCTAATAATTCTTCAGACGCTGTAGCTTTAGATAAAGCTACTTCTGGATCTGCATATGCTAACTCTGCATTTGCAGCAGCTAATAATGCTGTGCAGAAAGTTGCTCCTACACAGACGATTACTGGTGATCTTACTATAACCCGTAGATTAAATACTGCAAATCTTCAATTTGACGGAGATAGTGCTAGATATTTTGGTTCCAATTTTGTATTTAATTCGGATTTAAATCCAAATACATCTCCAGGTGAAAATGCTGCTATACAAGTTTATCGAGGAACTAATGCCTCTCCTGCTACATTCCAATGGAATGAAACATTAGATAAGTGGCAATTTGAAGATGGTGTAAATGGTTTACATAATTTGGAAGAATTTGCCAATAAAGCAAATAATATTACTGGTGGTGCAACTAATAAAATTCCATATCAAACAAACACTAGTGCAACACAATTCATTGATGCTCCTGCTGTTGCTAATCGTTTCTTAAAGTGGACAGGAACCGAGTTTACTTGGGCGGATGTTCCTGCTGCTGATTTAAATAATTTAAATGCTACCAATTTAACTTCTGGTACTGTGCCGAGTGGTAGACTAACCGGTACTTATAGTATAAACATCAATGGAACAGCATCATCAGCATGTACTGCAACTACTGCTAGTTCGGCAACTAGTGCTACAAATGCTACAAATGTTATTGATGGTGGAACTGTTCACACAAACACTATAAGATGTGATGATTTTGCAAATTTCTATTCGAACGTATTTTTTAGAAGTGGTGGAACAACAACGTCTAGAACTGACCCAAGTAATTTAGCTGCTTTAAAAGTTACTGGTGATGTTGCTGTTTCTAATGAAGTTTGGGCACTTCAGTTTCAAGGTGTCGCAGTGCGAGCCCTTTACGCTGACTTGGCTGAAAAATATTTGTCCGATAAAAAATATCCTACAGGTACCATAATGATGGTTGGTGGCAAAAAAGAAGTTACTGCAGCAAAAGACACCAAAAAACACGCTATCATCGGAATCGTATCGGAGAAACCAGCATACGTAATGAATAATGACTTGAAAAATGGTTTAATAGTTGGACTTAAAGGTCGATTACCTGTTAGAATAATTGGTACTTGTGAAAAGGGTGATTTAATTACTGTATCTGAAAAGTCTGGTGTAGGTATTTCTATAAAAGAAAATGTAATTTTACCATTTAGAATTATTGCTTTAGAAAATAAAGAAACTGAAGAAGAAGGTTTAATAGAAGTAGTTATTATGTAAATTATGATTGGAATTATTGGTTATGGAATGGTTGGACAAGCCGTTGAATACGGCTTTTCCAAAACCCAAGTTTTCGTTTGTGATCCGAAATATAATCACGTAACGGTCAAAGGCCTCTGTTTATTAAATCCAGAGGCAATATTCGTTTGTGTCCCCACACCAACAGACGATACTAATTATTCATTGGTTACTTCAGTATTGAATGAAATTTTCGAGATGAACTATCAGGGAATAGTTATAGTAAAGTCCACAATTTTGCCGCAATATCTTGAAAAATATGATATTGTGTATAACCCAGAATTTCTATCAAGATCAACCTCGAAAGAAGATTTTGTAAATCCACACTTATTAATACTTTCTGGTAAAAAATCTCAACAGGCTTTGGAACTTTATAAAAAACATTCTACCGTAGATACTGAAAATATTTTTGTAACAGATATTAATACAGCATCATTTATAAAATACACCATGAATTCCTTTTATGCAACTAAGGTAACTTTTATGAACTCTATGTATGAGGTTGCTAAAAAAATGGGTGTCGATTATAATGAAGCTATAACTGTTCTCTCTAAACATCCATGGATGGGATCCAATCATTTCAAAGTACCTGGTCCTGATGGTAAAAAAGGATTTGGTGGGCCTTGTTTACCAAAAGACACAGAGTGTTTAGTTAAAAATTATGATGTTGAAATACTTAAAAAAGTTTTGGAATTAAATCAAAAGTTTAGAAATGAATAAGTTTGTTGAACAGTTTTGTCAAACACTATATATTAGTACGTCTTTGGTTTAAATAAAAAGGAGAAAAAATGGTAGTAGATATAAACGTAACAAGTATCTGCAATTTAGCTTGCACATATTGTTCCGAAGGTTTTGAATGTGGACTATCTACCGAGTTTGAAGAAAATACTTCTTTGACATTAGATAATGTTGAAGAATTTATGGCTAAAATTTCTGATCCCAAAAAAGATGTTTATTTCTGGGGTGGTGAACCATTTGTTAATTGGGATTTTTGTAAAGGTGTCATAGAAAAATTTAAACATGATCCTGGTTTTTCTTTTTTCTTTTATACAAATGGAACGTATTTAAAGAGATATTTAAAAGATTTGGTTAGAATTCACAATGAGATTCCCGGTAGATTAAAGTTGCAGGTTTCATATGATGGAAAGCCTGTAAACGACATCGCCAGAGTGACTAAATCTGGTACTCCATCGTCAGCAATGGTCAAAGCAAACTATATTGCAGCTAAAGAAGCTGGATTGAATGTTTCACTGAAATCTGTACTAACGTCTGAAAATTTCCACTTAATCTATGAAGCCTTTTTGGATGTCATAGAAATGGATAAAAATTATTTTCCAACACCAGATTTATACAGCCAATTGACAGAAGAAGAATTTATGCCTAAATTGGAAGTATTAAAGGATGGATTGAAGAAAATTGCTAAACATATTTACGAAAATAAATTACCTCCTGAGAAGTTTGGATGGTTCCAACAATCTAGAGCTCTATGTGCAGCAGGTATAAATTACGTAAGTGTTGATTTAAACGGCGATTTGAGTCCTTGCCATGGATGCATGTACAAAGAATCGCATTCACATAAATTAGGAAATATTTTTAAAGTTGCAGATTTGGATCAGTTGATTGAAGAAAAATCTCAAATGTATAAGGATGCGTTGAAGAATCAACCTTTAGATTGTATGAACTGTGACAGTCAATTCTGTATGAAATGTAATGCGGCAACTTATGAAAAATCAGAAAAAGAAACATATCTAGAAAAATGGAGTGATCATACAGCAAATTGGCAAGTCTGTAAAGTATTTAAGACAAACGAGATAGTACATCACGCATTAAGAACTGCACTAAAGAGTTATAAAAAGCCTGTAATTAAAATTCAGGCTGAACAGTGTACAGTATAAGGATAATAAATGTTTACATTAGAAGTAAGTGTTACTGAAAAGTGTAATCTAGGTTGTCCGTATTGTTATGTGGCAAACAGACCAACTTGGATGACGAAAGAAGTTTTTGATCAGGGTATGAAAGACCTGCCAAAATTAATGCAAAGGTCCGGTGATAAAGATTATCATGTAAGTTTTTTTGGTGGTGAACCTTTATTAAATTGGGACCTAATAACTCACGCTGTTCCTTATTTAAGATCGGATGATAAATGTAAAGGTATTAATATCATCACAAATTTAACGATGATTGATCAAGATAAAGCTAATTATTTGAGAAATAATGGTGTTGGCGTTTCTTGGTCTTTTGATGGTATGAGTTCTAATGAGAGTAGACCTTTACTTCCACTTTTGGAAAATACTAATCCAGAAACAGGCGAATTGTTTGATGGTATACTTTCGATGTATGAATATAAGAAAGATATCATAAAGAATTTGACAAACGGATGTAAGGTCATGATATGGCCAGGAAATACAAAAGACATGAAAGAGAATTTTGAATTTCTCTTAGATTGGGGTATAGATCATCCCGATTTTAGTATTGTTCGTGATGATGTTTGGACAGAAGATGATATAATACAGTTTAGATATGAATGTGAAAGACTTGCAGATTTTTGGATAGAAAAGATAAAATCTGGTAAACCATGTTCAGTAGGATTTTTAAAACTAGCTATTTTAGATATTCTCTATGGTTTAGTGAAAGGTAAAAGACCTTTTGGTTGTTTTGCTGGAACTAATGGTGGAGTATTGATGAGTTCTGGGGAATTCTACCCTTGCGCTAGGTTTGCATCCAAAAAAATTATGAAAATGGATGAACAGTATAATTTTAGGTACTATCAAGACATTTTTAATCCAAAAAATTATGATAAATGTGAACCGTGTGATTTGAAACAGGTGTGTAATGCCGGTTGTACATATTCTCAAATTATGAATGATAATAAACCATTAGATAGTATTTGTGAATTGTTCCACATATATTATGAACAAGCAATGCGAGTGGTAGATGAGTGTAAAGACGAAAGAGTTTTCCAAGATTTGGTTTTAAATTATATCGAAAATGTTGGTGTTGAAAATGAAGGTGTGGAGTGTAGGAACTAACATGAAAATTGTTTCTTGCACCAGTCAAGATAAAATTCTTAGAATTAACTGGCATATATTAAATTGGTGTAATTTAAAATGTTCCTACTGTAATGTAAAGGAACATTTGAGTTATGATTATAATGATAATACTCAAATTTCAAATAATTATAAATTGATTATAAGTAGATTAAAAACTATTTCTAAACCTTTTGAGATTTGTTTGACTGGTGGGGAACCAACATTACATCCCAATATCGAAGATATATTAAGTGGATTAAATGAAATTGAAAATTTAACTAAAATTTATTTTTTTACTAACTTAACTAGATCAGAAAATTTTTATAAAAATATAAAAAGTTTTTCGAAAGTTACATATTACGCATCCTTTCACCCCGAATATCACAAAGAAGATTTTTTAGATAAGTGTAAAAATCTAAACTGTGAGGTTCATATAAGTATGATGCCTGAATATAAAAATTACATTTTAAAAATTATTGATAAGTGTAAGTTGGAGGATATAAAATTTACATTAAATTTTTTAAGAGACACAAAATATTATTCAAGTAATTTAGAAGAAGATTTTTTCGTAGAAGCTTCTACTGCTGAATCTATGATTGATATGGATGTTTTATATGATAATGGCTTTCGAGAAAATACTACAAATTTAAGATTATTATACGATAAAAAAAATAATTTCAAAGGCTATAAATGTTTACCGGAATCTTTTCAAATAGAATTAAATAATGTAGTTAAAAATGTTTGCACTAACGAAATTATGCCATTATCTTTAAAAGATATTACGAAAAAGGTTATTTGTCCAAAAGAAGTTTGTGAAGGTGGACTTATGATGTATCCTAAGGAAATTTAATGAAGAAAAATTTTAAAAGTATTGTATCTATACCTATTAAAGTTGAGATGCAACCAGTTGAACATCAAAGCAATAAAGTTTTGACTGTTGATGATTTGTCGAAACAAATAGAAGAAGCTAAAAAGGGAAAAGCCAAAGTCGATAGTAAGTATGTAGGATTTGAACTGACTGAGAGAGGACATTTATTCGAATATAAATTTGATTATGTTAAATTTTTGGACAATATGTCATTCATAATCAAAACGGCAAAACAGCGTAAAGAAATGAATCCTAATAATGTCTATACAATGGATAAAACTAAAAGTGCTAGACGAAAAAAAGAAATATGAACGCCGAAACTTTCAAAAAAAAGTATCCTCAAATAAATTTTTATGTAGGACATGAAACGGATAAAACTGTAACTAAAGATTCGGGAGTAAATGTATTATATTTCACAAATAAATGTAATTTAGCTTGTACATATTGTTATGAAGATTTGCCTGGTCGCCCTCCACAAATTTTGTCTAAAGAAGATATTAAAAAAAGTATCGATAGAGTTATAGAAAGAGAAGATCCCAATAGTCAAACATTATTTGTTCTTTTTGGTGGAGAAGCTACTATGGAATGGGATAATGTTTGTTATGCCATGAATTATGCCTATACAAAAAAGAAAAATGTTCATTTTAATTTAAACACAAATGGCATAAGATACCTAAAACAAAGTTTTATAGAGGAAACAAAAAACAATTTTTTTTATAAAAAAAACTTGTTAAGTATAGACGTTAGTTTTGACGGTATAGGAAATTCGGATAGAGTCACACACGGCGGCAAGGATTCAACTAATTTAATGATCCAAGTTTTCAGAAATTTGAGAAAAAACGCAATGAAATTTAGGATAAGATACACCATACATCACAAAAACGTTCATAATTGCTATGAAGATATGTCCAATATTATTAGATATTTTAAACCAACCCGTCTTATAACATCCGTTGCGTGGGAAACTCTCAATAAAATTCAAATTGACTTGCTCCAAAACATGAAAGAAAGTCTCAGGAAAGATTGGATAAATAGGATAATTGATGTTCCAGTTTGTGAGTTATTTTGTGACATGTGTGATGGATGTGGTGAGAGAAAGGAAGTAAAAACTTATTTTACTGACGAGGGTAATGTAACCACATATGGTAATTATGAGAACTCCCCGAAATTTCATGATTTTAAAGAAAAGGTAATAATATGAGCACTGATAGAGAAATTGTAATTGAAAAGTTAACGAGTATTTCACAAAATATTAAAGAGATATCGGAATATGATGAAGGCCTCGCCAACTTAATTTGGATAGGTTTTGACACAGCTATGAGTTTAGCACAATCTATTTCTGAAAATAATGAGAAAAAGGAACAAATTGATATTTCTGTTTACATTCAACAAATTTGTGATGCTTTGGGTGTTGATATTGAACAAATGGTTTTATCAATTATTCAAAATAACAATACTCAAGAATCTAGTAATAAAGAGCCGGACTTGGAAACTTTAGACTTTATAACATCCGATCTTGATGACTATGAAAAGTTTTTAGCAAAAAGTTCAGCAAAAAATAATTTAGATTTTTTATCAAAGGAAATATAAGATGGCTTTAGGTAAAATGTTTGACACTACTCTTGGAGTAGGTACTAACACAACTCCTGCTGGTGAACATAAAAGGCTATCAATAACTATACAAGGAACTGTTGGTAGTAATGCAGTGAATTATGATCTTGCGAATGTTGTAGCTGGAGAGGATTTAATAACTAGATCGTTTTTTCAATCGCTGCTTGATAAAGCAAAAGAAGAAAATACGAGAAGGGGAGGCAGCGCCACTAAAGGTTCGTTATCAACAACAAACATTAGAGCTGCCGACTTTAATAATATCCGAGCACTTTTTGCTGTTGCCGATTCTAGGACAAATCAAGTTTATAATGATTGGTCTGGTGCAAATGCTAATTTGCCTAATGGTCCGACAGTAAATAGTCCCACAATAACAACCTTTCCTACTACTGCTGCACCAACTGGTGTTCCAGCAGCAGTTACCACAGATCCAGCAACTCAAATTAGAGCTACAATTCTGAATTCTCTCATTAATGCTTTGAATTCTGCTGGGCAAGTTTGCACCTGTAATTGTAATTATTGTACTTGTAATTGCAATTATTGTACATGTAACTGTAATTACGCATGTACCTGCAACTGTAATTACTCCTAATTAAAAATATTATGTTTTTTCAACTAAATCATTTAGAAGAAACCAATATGTCTTACATAAGACATTTTAATCATGGAATAAGATTGGGATCTTGGTTATTTTTGTGTTCCATCATTTTTTTAATTTATTGTCTTTTCTCTTTAAAATTTTTAGAAAACTTTGTGATAGCACGAATAAACACAATGTATCATGGATTAATGTTGCGATGGTTTGAAGATGAAACATTTAATCGTGGAAAACCAGAAAAAGATGTTTTAGAAGAAAAGAAATATAAAAAGCAGTATGTAAAATTGATCGAAGATGGAATGATAAATCCTTTCAATAAAGTTAAAATATTTAATGGACTGTTAATTGCATCCATTACTAGTATAACACATTCTTTTATACCACAAATATTTGTGCATCATGCTGCCACCAATGTAATAAGATTATATTTTAATTATAAAATAATGGAGAAATTAAATGAAAAATGATAGAGTTGAAATTGAAGGTATTGATGCGAATACTTATGCTGGAAAAGCAATTAATGCATGTAAGTTAAAAGCAAGAGGAATTTTTGGAGATGAACTTTTAACTTTTAAACTTTTGGATTTTGTAAGTTTTTTAATGTTAAATAATGAATTTACGTCAAAAGGTTATTTTATTAGTGAACATAATAGGGAAGAAATTTATATAAAAATTATAGAAACTGGTGATATACAATTAATAAATGATTTGGAAAAATATATTAATCTTAGAGATTCTATAAAAGAATTACAAAGAAAAAAAGATGAATTTTACGATATTATTGAAAAATTAAATAATTTATCAAACTTGAATGATGAAACGAGTGTTAATGAAATTGTAGAGTCTTATCTAAGGAGATAAATTTGATAACCTTAATAAATGGACCTAAAAGTATACATTTAAGATATATTGCTAGAAGTATTTTAGATTCTGAAAAGATATGGAATTTTGAAGATTATACTGTAAAATATAAAAATGATGGATTCATAATTTTCGATTCAGAAGGAACAAATATATATTGCAATAACTCGGAATTGGGTAATATAAACAATGATCTTTTAATAATGACCGAAGGTCAGAAAACTTATCTATTGGAAGAAATAGATAAGTTTAGTCACGACATTAATGAAAAAATTGTAGAACATCATTTCATAGATTCTTGGCCTACAACAAGTATAGATAATTTATTCAGTGAAGAATGTTTTTTGGAAAATTATGAATCTTTAGAATATGAAATGGAGTATCAAAAACTTTTAGATGACTTGAAGGATGATAGTATAACTAACATATGGACTGGAAGATTTTCTGCTTCTTGTATAAAAACCCTAAGGGAAAAGTTAGGAACAGAAAATGTAAGAGTTATAAACTTTTTCAGGAATCCTAGTGCTTGCATTTTTGGCAATCAATTAGATCCTGATTGTCAGTTAAAAAATGGATTAATTTCTATTTTAAATATGGTAATGGTTAAAAATTTACCAAATACCTTTAATATTAGATATGAAGATTTTTTAACCAATAAAAATTTTCATCTAAATGAAAATCAGATAGATTTTCCGGAAAAAATTGTAAATTATAATGGTATTATTAGTCTTTATGAAAAAGAAAACTATAGATTAGAATTAATAAATGAAAATTTGATGGATCAGTTAAATCAAAACTTTTTGGATTTTGACTTGATAAAAAATTTAAAAATTGGAATGAGACCAAATAATTATAAAGATTATGAAGGTTTTGAAAAATATATGACGTTATTAGAAAATAATTTAAATTTAGAAATTGCGAATAATATTCCAAAAAACTTTTTTGAATTTTTAGGTTATACTCCATTAACAGTGGAACAAATTATCACCGGTTAATTCTGTGTCTTTAGTAAATCTGAGAAACTATGATTTAGTTATAACTACTTCATTTGGTTTCAAATTTGGAATTTGTGGTCATTTATTTGAAATGATTGAATATTATTGGGCTATAAAAAATTGGACAAATCTAAATCCTTGTATACTATTGTCCGATGGTACTACAATAGACGAATTTAATATAGCTTTAAACACGAAATATGATAATCTAGTTGTTGAAAATTTAATATACCATCCTTTTCCAAAACTATTATTGTCAAAAAATTTATTGATAGTTGACGGATCTTCAAGACTTGATAATTCGGAAATATATACAGATAATTTTTTTCTATTCAGATGTCATGAAAAAAATTATGACTTTTATATAAACAATAAAGCGCAATGTCACTTATTTCAAGATTTTGAAATATATGATGATATTCCTAAAAAAATAAATGTTTTTGATTATAAGAAAAAATTATTATATTCAAAATTTAAAAAAATAAATGATGATGTAGAAAATTCTGTAATGTTTTATTTGACAGATGTTAGTAGATTTATGTCTGAAGAAACAATAACTGAAATTTCCAATAAATATTCTTTCAACAACACAGTAGTATTTACAAATAAACCAGAACTTTATACAAAAATAAAAACATATAAAGTTCCAGTCCCAGACATGTGGAATAAATTTTCTACATATGTTTATACTAAATTACCTGGCAAAAAAGATTGTTCCAATAGATTTATTTTAGAGTGTATGCACTATGATAAAGAAGTTGTTTATGATATAGATTATTATGATAAAGCTTTAGAAATTAGAAAAAAGGATGGAATAAAAAATACATCTTTAGAACAAGGTGATTTTTTTATCAATTATATCAATGAACAAATTAAGTGTTAAAAAAATACTGATAGATTATGATAGACCTATTAACAATAGAGCTAAATTAGATACTGGTAAACTCTGTAATTATAAATGTGAATTTTGTTACTATAAAAATAGTTTGTCTGAGAGAGATGAACTTGATAAAATCTACAAAAGAATAGATTATTTACTTGACTATGGCATAAAAGAAATCGATCTTAGTGGTGGTGAAAGTAGTGTAGAACCGAATTGGTTTAATATATTAAATTATTGCCAAAATAAATTTGATAGAATTAGTTGCCTTAGTCACGGAGGTAAATTTAGTGATAAAGAATTTATTCAAAAAAGTTTCGACTTAGGTTTAAGAGAGATACTCTTTAGTCTACATTGTACGGATGAAAGTGTTCATGATAAAATTGTAGGCAAAAAAGGAGCTTTTAAAAATTTAATTAAAGCTATTGAGAACTCCCACCGTTTAAATATTGAAGTTAGATTGAACACAACTGTATATCATGAAAACTACAATAAAATAGACACTTCTTTTATAAAATCTTTAAACCCCACCCAAGTTAATTTTATTGCTCTCAATTATTGGAGAGACAATAAAGATTTTTATCCTATTGATTACGGAACAATTTGTTCCTATGTTTCAAATTATATTGATGACCTTAAGGACTCAACCGAAGTTAATGCTAGATATTTTCCTTATTGTTTTATGCCATCAAAAGAAAAATATATAAAAAACCATTATCATCATATATATGACTTTAAAGATTGGAATAAAGCGGTTTATAGTGGAACATTAGACACTAAAAAAAATTATACGCACAATGAAAAAGTAGAACATTCTTTCTCTGAAGCGGAACGAATGAGAATTTATAGTTACTTTAAAACCGAAGAATGTACAAAGTGTAAATATTTTTATATATGTGATGGTATAGAAAATGAACTTAAAGATAAAGTTAGTCCAAATCCTGTTTTTGGAGAAAAGATAAGATTAATATGGTAAACATTGATTTATCTATTTTAATACTTACGCATAATAGGCCTAAACTTTTTGAAAGAAGTTTAAATTCAATTTTATCATATTTAACTCCAAAAATAGAAGTAATTGTAAATAATGATAGTTCTGATATAAAAGAAATTGAAAATACTAATGTAAATTATTATTATGAAAAATTTAATAATATATCAAGTGTATATGAATTTTTATTTCTTAAGTCTAAAGGAAAATATATTTATTTTTTGGAAGATGATGACTATTTGAGGAAGCAATTTTTCGAACAAAGTTTTGATGCTGATATTATAGCTGGAAATTATTGTCCTACCTATAAGCCAGATAATACTTTTGAAATAATAAATTTGTTTAAAGATGAAGTTATACACGATAAATGTGAATTTTTAAATAAATTAAACTTAGAACATTTACAATTAGGACAATTTATATTTAAAAGAAGTGTAATTGAAGATTTTTATTTTGGAATAGATAACAATATTCATAATGATATTAGACTGGTCTATCACGCTTCACAAAAGTCGAAGAAATTTAGAATGACCAATAAAGTATTTTACTACCAAACAAAAGATGGTAATGATAATATTTCTTTTCCTGGAACAAAAAAAAGTATAAACGTAACGGCATCTTTGGACTTTTTAAAAAATTATGAAATACAAAATACAACATCATAAAGATCAAGATCCGGATCATATTAATATTCATTGGGATAGTCTTACTATTTGTCAACTCAAGTGTTCTTATTGTTACGCTAGAAATGAGTATGGTAAAGAATGGGGTAAACTATCTAGTAAAAAAACAATTGATGCTGTATTGGATGCTTTAAATCGAAGTAGTTTGAATTTTAATTTGGGTTTGTTGGGTGGCGAACCAACTTTAGGTCCTTATTATTACCATATTTTAGACTCAATCAGTAAAATGGAGAAATTTAATTGGGTTTATGTTGTAACAAATGCTGAAAAGGATTTGACACTTCACCCACATTATGATAAACTGGCTTTCCTATTCAGTTACCACCCGGCCGATTGTACGGATGAAAATAGATTTCTCAATAATATACATCATATGCTGGGTAGAGGTTATAAATGTAAAGTGAATGTTATGCTTCACCATGATAAAAGTTTATGGCCAAAAATAAAAAATATGTTTGAAACTTTGGAAAAAATACCCAATTTAAAAATACATCCACACTTTTTATATGGTAATAGTATCACTAAATTGTTTAACTATAGAAAAGATTTTTGGGAATATTTTTCTTTTTTAGAGTCGTATGAAAAAGAATTAAAATATGATGATGATTTTTTTAATGATTATATTATATTTAGGGATAAATTAACCAATTTTAAAGGATGGAATTGTTACAACAATAATTATGAAATTGACGTTAGAGGTAACGTTGTTAAATTTTGTATGCCAAAAACTGATAATATTAATCTCATAAGCAATAGAGATTTTTTTAAAAATATAACCAAAACTGTTCCTATGGTTTGTCCACATAAAGCTTGCAATTGTGATGGTCTTTTAAAACAATTAAAAATTAAAAATGAGTAAGATTGTTGAATGGGAAATTACACTTAAATGTAATTATAAATGTGAGTATTGTACAAATTTGGATCCTAGTATGCGACCAGAATTGACTGAAGAAAAAATAAAAGATTTTATAAAAAAATTAGGTGAGACATATCCCGGTGTAGAAATATTTATTTTTGGAGGGGAACCATTTGTTCATCCAAAAATAAATTTTATAATAAAAACATTTAATGAATATAATATTCCATTTGTTATACAGACGAACTTCAGTAGTTATAGTAGAAAAACAATTCAAAAAATAAAAGATCCATTTAAAATTAATATAAGTGTTCATCCTACAGAAACGTCTATAGAAGATATAGTTCAGGGATTAAAAGATACTAAAGTTAATATTAAAACTATAGATGTGATGTACACCGGTAAAGAAGCTATAGATTATTATTTTGCAGTAAAAAAATCTTTAGACCACGACAATTTATTTTTAACTCCAGTAACAGACTTTGGTGATGGTCATAGTGATACTTTACTCGCACAATATCTTTCTTTAAAAAACAATTTAATGTATCGAAAAATAATTAAATTTGAAGATATTGAAAGACTAGGTAAACAACGAAGTGATCTTTGGATAGATTCTAATTTTAACACTTTTGGAAAACCTTGTTTATATAAAGATAAATACTTCCTCTACTCACCCAACTTAGATTTGTATAACTGTTGTTATAGAATCAAAGTCAACAAATTGTGCCCGAAAACAAAATGTTTTCTAATGTAATATGAGATATCTTTTAGCCGGAGCTTTTAGTAAGTTTGTTCCCTTAATAAAATTTTTAAGTCAAAACATAGTCGATTCTAAAGAGTTGGTGGTTTATGACGGCATTAATAAATGTAAATGGAATGGAGGTAGAATAAACAGGGATGTTTATTATAAAGATAATTTGATAGAATATTATTATAGTAAGAATATCAAGATTGCTTTAACATTTAGTAATCATAATATTGATTTGACTGACGAATTGGGAAATCATTTACTGGAGAAATTTCACAAAAAAGGAAATGCTTTAATTATTGTGAATGATGACTTGAGAAAATATGTTAGAGAAAAATTTCCATTATACGATTTAATTTACAGTATTACTGGAATGGGACTATTAAACATACCTTTACAAGATAAAGATATAGAATTTTATAAAAAATTGGAAGAAAATTATGATTGGATCGTTCCTAGGTTTGAACACATATTTGATCCTAGGTCTAACGAACTGGACAAAACAAAGTGGGAAGTAATGCTGAATGATACTTGTGTTTATGGATGTAAACATTGGGATGCACACTTCAAGGCAATTGCAGATGAAAATACCGCCGGTAGACCGTATAGTAAGGAAGTGGAAGAATGTTGGCTTCCTAAGTTTGATTTCAACAAAGATAGTAAATATGAATGTATGGATATAAAACCATTAGCGATGGAAAAATTAATAAAAGATGGAGTTAGGAGTTTTAAAATTACTGGTAGAGAAATGAAAGATGATGAATACTATGGAGAATTAATGAGATTCGTTTTAAATAGCAAATCTGTTAATATTGTAAAATGGCCAACTGGGAAAAAATAAAAGTAGTTAGAAAAAAAGAGGACATGCAAGTTGGGCAAATAAAGCCTAAATGTTCTTACAAGGTTTTACAATTAAACAACAGTTCAATAATGGAGTCTAAGTATGTCGTTACATTTAGAATTACTGAAGCGTGCGACCTCAAATGTAATTATTGTCACTGGCATAGTGGTAAACATTACAAATACGAAGATATTATAAAAACGATTGATAAGATATTTGAATTCTTACAAAAAAATAAATTAAAGTCTGTTCTGTTTTACTATCATGGTGGAGAACCAACAACACATCCTAAGATAGTTGATATTCTGAAGTATATTCATGATAAGGGAAAACAAACAAATATTATTGCGTCTAATGAGATGCAAACCAATTTGACTTTAAAAGAATCAAAGTTAAAAGAAATACTACCATATTGTGACCTTTTTAATGTAAGCTTTCATTACTTGGAATTAAAAAGATTAAAAAAATTTAATAATTTTAATCACAATTGGAATCTTTTAAAAGAAATGAATGTGGAGATTCATAATTTAGATATCATGTTGGAGAATGTGGAGAGAACTCATTTATTTTATAATGGAGAAATTATTGAAATATATCCAGATGAGTTCTATAGTAGTATTGTAGATTATCTGAAATATGATAAAATTGTTAATAGTGAAATGATATATGGATTTTGTCACTACAAATACCCTCCAGAAATCGAAGCTAAACATATGGAGTTTTATAAAAAATATAATAAAACAGAACAGAAATATCTTATAGATGATGTTGAGTATACCACGAATGATTTATTTAAATTCGGTATAGATGCTAGAGGTTGGCATTGTGCAGCCGGTAATGAAAGTATAACAATTAATGGTGATGGTAATGTTTTTAATTGTGGTATTCATATGACAAACTACATACGAGAAAGTTCTCCAGAAAAAGCATATACAAATTTAGTACATGATGAAATTGGGGTAACAAAATTAACTTTATTATATAAAACTGGCACAATATGCCGTTGGGATTATTGTGGCGGCGATTTTTACTTAAGTAGAAAACCCAAATGAGGATTGATAATTATGTCAGAAATAATTTCATTGTTTCCAATTAATGTTTTAGTTGAAAAAATAAATGTCGATTGGAATAAAGATAAAGTGATAGAACACATTGAGAACTATTTAAAAAAACAATGTAAAACTGGAGAAGTAGGAGAAGATTTACACAAACAAGAAGTATTCAGTCCAATAGTAAAATTTATGAATGATAGTGTAAACAACTATTGGAAATTATTAAATTATTCCAATCATTTTCCAATTGAAATGACAAGTATGTGGGCTAATAGACATGATAGACATCATGATAGACCACATGATTTGGATGTTGATGGACCTGCAATTATATCAGCTGTTTTTTATGTTCAAAAAGAAAGTTCTCAAATGGGAAATTTATATTTTGGAAATCCCATTGAATTAATTTGGCAAACACAACCACTATCCGAATCGAGGCGCCATGAAAATAGATATTTTGAATTTGATGGTAGAACTGGTGATTTAATTTTTTTCCCTAGTTGGTTACAACACGGCATAAGGCAAAATAAAACCGATATACCTAGATATTCTATAGCTGCAAACTTTGAATTGAGAGGTATTAAAATGATTAAACAATTGTCTAAGAAAAAATGAAAGTGTCTTTGACAGGTTGGAACGGTTTTCTTTCTAAAAAATTGAGAGAAAGAACAGAAATAAAATGGCAAGAAGATGTGAATGGTAGTGATATACTTTTTCTTATGGGCAGTCCTACGTTTACGGGTTCTACTTTGGATAAAAACGATTCTCAAGTTATGCACAATTATGTAAAAAATACAATTAATAAAATAGACTCCTATTCAAACCCTATTATTTTTGCTAGTACCACTGGTGTGAATGATATTGATTTAAATCATTCGGGAACAACTTGTTATAATTTGTGTAAACTTTACATTGAAAATTATATAATGAATAAATGTGAAAATTGGATGATATTACGTATTGGCACTATTATATCCGATAATAAGTATGATATTGATAAAATGCGTTTCGATAGAATACAACAGAGAATGCTCAAAAATGATTTTACAAACATAGAGTTTGAAGATAATTATCTATTTGTAGATGAATTTGTAAATACTACAATTAATAATATTTTAAACTTTAATATTGGTATAGTTCATTATAAACTAACAAAAATGACTTTACCAAAATTAATGCTTTTAGGAAAGTAAAATGATTACAGTAAAGGTCGGAGGAGCTGTACAAAAATATAAAAACATATTGATGTTTAATGTTAAAAATAGGTCTTTAATTGATGGTCTACAAATGATTTATTATGATATGCCTAATAGTTGTATTTGGAATGGCGGCAGAATTAATAGAAATATAGAATTAACTCAAAATATAATAGATACTTACAATCAACAAAAATTTGGATTAGATTTAGGTTTTACCAATCAAGTCATAATTGATGTTGGAGATGAAGTTGGAAATTATTTGTTGGAAATGGTTTATTCGAATAATCCAAATAAATTGCATGGTGTTATTTTAGTAAGTGAAACATTAAGAAGATATTTACGTAAAAATTTTCCAGAATTTAAATTAACTTATAGTATCACTGGTCATCCGACTACCGATCAATTAAATTTTGAGGGATATTATAAAGAACTTGAAGAAAAATATGATATAATTGTACCAAAATATAGTCATTTAGATAATATATTACCTCTAATGTATGAAAATAAGTTAGACGCATCCAAATATGAAATACTGGTTAATGACAACTGTAATGTCACTTGCCAATTTTACTCCGAACATTTTGCACAAATATCACATTTAAATTCTATTATAGAATTTCCTTGGGAAAAACAACACGAACTTAGTTATCAAGTCGAAATAAAACCTAAACTAAAATCTGGTCCAATTAAAAAAGAACCGAATTGTATTCAAGGTGATCTTCTGGTCAATAATTTACAAAGATTTTATGATGCTGGAGTAAGAAACTTTAAAATTAGTGGTAGAGATTTAGAAGATATTGATTTCGAACATCAATTACCAAAACATTTAAGAGAAATAAAATCTATACATGTATAACTATGCGATAGTGTTTTCGGTTGAAAATAAAAAAAAATTAAATTACGAAAAATTGTCTATAATACTTTCAACTAGCATCAGAGAACATTTACCTGATATTGATGTGTACTGTGGTTGTTTTACAAGTAATACTATTAGTGACGAAACAAAAAAACATTTAAAAAAATTAAATGTAAATATTCAAGAAATTGATATTTTTAACGAGAGAGATGGTGATGACTCTTTTTATTTAAGATTGTATACAAAATATTTTTTTTCCAAAACTTTATTAAATTCTTATGATTATCTAGTTTACGTTGATGTTGACACTTTATTTTTAAAACCGTTAAACTTTGATTTTGATCCTTTAGATAATATTGTACTAGTAGAAACAATACCCAATTGGGTTAAAAAACATGAGTCGAAGAATACTTATGTTCCAGAGGGAAATTTGTATTATAATTGGATACAGATATTAAACCATAAAAACAAATTTCTATATGATATAGATTTTTCCGATATAAGTTTTTTAGAAAGTAAAATGGCTGATAGTTTTATATCCAAAAGAATAGACAATTCTGGATTAAAATTAATTGAACAGAATATAGGAGCCAACCACTGTTTAAAGCCTATAACAGAAAAAACACAAATAATACACTACGATGATTTGGATTATGATGGTTGTTTTATTGATTTGGAAGATTTATATCCAGAAACTTACAAAAAATATAAATTATTAATAGAACAAATTTTAAATTTGAAAATAACCAATATTAAAGATTATTATAAAAATATAAGAGATTTATATTCATGAAAAAAGAAATTTTAGAATATTCTTTTGAAAAAGATGTTGCTCATATACCTTCAGCTTTATCAATGTCGGACTATATTGAGGAGTTGTTTAGTGAAAAATTAGTAACACCTGACGATAAAATAATAATAGGAAAACCTTTTGGAGCTCAAGCCTATTATATAATATGGAAAAAAATGGGATATTTGGATGATATACATAAATTAAGTCCTGTTTTAAAAATGAGTGAAGTTGATTTTGTAGATTTTTCTGAAGAAACTATGGGAGATTCATTGGGTATAGCAGCAGGCATAGCTCTAACTACAGAAAAATTAGTTTGGGTAAATCTATCTGATGCAACTTTACAAATGGGACCAACACTTGAAGCAATACAGTTTATAGGACAAAATTGTTTAAAGAATGTTTTAGTAACAGTTGATTATAATGGAACTCAAGTAACGGGGTATACAAAAGATATAATTAATACTGATCCTATCGTAGACATGTTTAGAGGATATAATTGGGAAGTATTTCATGATTTGAACAATTTTAGTATTGGTAAAAAGCCTAAAGTTTTTATTATGAAAACAATTAAAGGTAATGGAATACCAAGCATGGAAAAGGATATAAAAAAATGGCATTACAGGAAAATACAATCACAAGAAGAATTACAGTCGTTGGTGCAGGAACTTCAGGTTATTTAACTGTTTTATATTTTTGCAAAAAATATCCTGATATGCAGGTGACATGGATTTATCCAGAAGTCAACCAGCCCATAGGTGTTGGTGAAGCAACAGTACCACAAGTTCAAAGATTTTTAGCTGAGTTGGGAGTATCTGTTCAAGATATGATATTACATTGTAATGCAAATTTAAAAATTGGAGCAATGTTTGAAAATTGGTCACCAACACAAAAATCTTTTTTTCATCCATTTGGATCCACAGATGAAAATTGTTTGGATTTGGAGTGGTACTTAAAAAATAATCAAATTCCACCAAATATTTTAGAAGCTTATCCCGAAACATTAGAATATATGTTGGAGAATGATGATTTTCCAGATTTTGCAACAAATTTTGATGTAAGAGAATTGTGTAAGTACTTGGATAAAATTTTTGAAAATTTTAAAAATTTAAAAGTAATACGTAAAACTATAACAGATGTTGATGAAATTGAAGATGATCACATCATAGATGCCACAGGATTCTCCAAAACATTAATCAATAAAACTGATAAAGAAAATTTCAAAAGTATTAAACACATTATACCTAATAATAAAGCTTTTGTTTATCGAGCTGAATATTCCGATAAAGAGAATCAACAACAACCTTATACAACAATTACCGCGGTGACGCATGGTTGGATATGGACTATACCATTGAAAGATGTTATAACATTTGGTCACGTACATGATGATCGTTACGACACTAAACAAGAATACATAAATTTTGTGGAGTCTAGACTTGGTTACAAAATAGACGAATCTAAAATTGTTGAAGTTAAAATGATTACTGGTAGGAATATAAAACATTTTAGAAAACAAGGAAACAAGTCGATTTATTCAATTGGTTTAAGTTCTTATTTTATTGAACCTATAGAAGCTACAGGATTATATCTTGCAACTTATGGTATTAAATTATTAGATCGTCTGTTAAAAAATGAAATAACCGTGGATGAGTATAACAATGATTATAACAGAGAATTTGATGCTGTTACAGACTTTATTACTACATATTATAAATTTTCAAAAAACTCTAATGAATATTGGGATCATTTTAAAAAATTAAATATAGAAACTCATAGGAAAAATAATATTTTTCCGGCCAGAAGTTGGAATTTAATATTATCTGGAATGGGACAAGAAGAAAAAAAATACAAAATAAAAGCAGAACGTATAATAAAAATTAGAAAAAATAATGTAAAATATAGTGAATGGTTAAAAGAATTTCATGAGAAAAACTCTACATCAATATCTAAGTAAATTAAAACATCCCGACATTTATCTATTACATGGAGATATGTGGGGTTTCCCCACAAAAGGCAATGTAATTAATTGCGGTATACAAGAACCAAATATGGTTAATATTGCAGCTGGTCTTGCCAGTCAAGGTAAAAAAGTGATAGTATATGGTGTTGCTGGATTTGTAATTTATAGAGCTTACTCTCAAATCAAACTCAATATTAAAGATTGGGCAGAAAATTTTGGTTCGATTATATTTGTAAATGCTGGTTATAATGGGTGTTATTCATACTGCGGTAGAGGACATCTCGTATATGATGATCATTTATTGATGAATGCTTTAGACATTCCGTTATATACTCCCGACGATTGTAGTGGTTTTATACGTACAGTAAAAGAAGGACTACAACAGAACGGAGTTCGTTTTATTCGATTGGGTTGGGATGGTGCACCATGGAAATTGCGGTAACTGGACACACGGGATTTATTGGTAGAAATTTGGTCGAAGAATTTAAACGCCAAGGCTATAATCCAATTTTAATAGACAAAAATTTTACACCAGTTAAGTGTGATAGGATATATCATTTGGCTTGTCCTGCAACTACATATCACATTACAAATAATACTATTAGTGTTATGGATGCTATATTAGATTTAACTCGCAAAGCAATGAATATATGTAGTGATGCTTTATTTGTAAATGCTAGTTCTTTTGGCGCTGCTGATATTAATGAAAGTAAGCAAGGTGGATATAATGTTGCTAAAAGATGTATGGAAATATATTTGTCGCATTCTAAAATTAATTATATAAATTATAGAATACCTTCCGTTTATGGTCAAGACGCCAGTACCGATTCCTTTATTAAAAGGTGTGTTTTAGGTACTGCTTACAAACCCACAAACTCCTCACAGATTTGGCCGATATCTCATGTTGATGATGTCGTTGAAGCTTTAATTAATCTTTCAGAAATTAAAATTGAATATATTACTTTGGGTGAAATATACGAACAATTTACTTCGGGAAAAAGAAATTTGATAAAACATGAATAATATAGAAAATATTACAGTTATTGGTGCAGGCACTACAGGTTATTTAACCGTTTTTCATTTGTGTGAAACTTATCCTAATAAAAAAATTACTTGGATTTATCCGAAAGAAAATCAACCAATCGGTGTTGGAGAAGCTATTATACCAGATGTTAGTAAATTTTTACAAAATTTTGGAGTTAAACATCAGGATATATTAAAACATTGTAATGGAACACTAAAATTTGGAGTCTATCTGAAAGGATGGAATAAACCAGGAGAAGATTTTACTTTTCCTTTTGGTTTCGAATCTGCTAATCCTAGACACAACTCGTCCAGTCAAGATAGAATAATGAAAACTAATAAAATACCAAAAAGAATATTTGATTACCAAAACATTTCTACGCATTTTAGGGTTACCGAACTATTGGAATATCTAGACAACTATAAAAAGAAATATTCTAATTTAACTGTTATTAGAGAAAAGGTGACATTGAATGATATAAAAGACTGTTATGATTTAATAATAGATTGCACTGGATTTGAAAGAACTGTTAGTTATATTCCAAATAATTTTAAAAACATTTCGGATAAAATACCAAATAATCAAGTTTTTCTTTTTAGACATACTTACACAGATAGGGAAAAACAATGTGTTCCTTATACCGTTGCAGAAGCAATGAATTATGGTTGGTGTTTTAATATTCCTTTAAGGAATGAATTGGCTTGCGGTTATGTACATGACGGAAAATTTGATGTTAAAGAAGAATATATTAATTATTTGGAAAAAAAGTTTAATATAAAAGTTGAACCTTCGAGTATAAAATCGTTAAAGATGGTAACTGGTAGAAATAAAATACATTTAAAAAACAATATTGTAGCTATGGGTCTTGCCTCATCTTTTATTGAACCGTTGGAATCTACAGGTTTATATTTGGTAACTAGTGCTCTTAGAAAATTGTGTGATTATATAGATAAGAAAATTACTGAAACTGAATATAATTTTTTTATTAATGAAGAATTCGATACTATTACAGATTTTATAGTCGAACACTACAAATATTCTAAAAGAGACAATGAATATTGGAACTTTTATAAAAAAGTAAATACCAAAAAACGCACAGTTAATATATTTCCTAATTCTGGATGGGACACAATAAAAAGTGGTTTTCTCTCCGAAGTACCTAGGCCTACTGAACCCATGGATAGTAAAGAATTAATTGAAATACATAAAGGTAAACCTTTTCATGAGTGGATATTAAACGAAGAAAATTACATATGAATAATTTGATATTAGGTGGAGCTGGTTTTATAGGACAGCACTTAACACATAAACTTTTAAAAACTAGACAACAAAGAGTTACTATAATAGATAATTTATCTACCAGTAAAATAAATTTAGATAACTTTTCTGAATACAAAAATTTATTTAAATTTGTTGAAGGTGACATTTCCAAAATGGAAGATAAAGAACTACTCAAACATATGAGAGATCACAATAGAATTTTTCATTTTGCGGGCAGTGTTGGTGTCGAACATATTGATAAGGATCCATCAGGCACTCTTTTCAATAACAATTCTTTAACTAATAAATTAATACCATTATTTAAAGAATCCAAGAGGCATGTAATATTTTCCAGTACCAGTGAAATTTACGGAAATGGACCCTTCAACGAAGAAGATTGTAGTAACATAGGACCTAGCAATAAGTTAAGATGGGGATATGCAACAAGTAAATTGATGGCAGAATTTTTATTAAATGCTAGTGGTGTGCCGTATACTATTTTAAGATTTTTCAATATAGTTGGACCTGGACAACTATCAGATTACGGTATGGTTTTACCTAAATTTATAGAAGCTGCAAAACGAAATGAAGATTTAATTGTTTATGGAACTGGTGAACAGATAAGGTGTTTTTTTCATATTGATGATGCGACAGATGCTATAATAAAATGTACCAATTTTAAAAATGAACTTTTTAATGTTGGAAATGATGAACCGATTACCATAAACAAACTTGCCAAAAAAGTTATTAAAATAAGTGGATCTAGTAGTAAAATTGTTCACATTCCTTATGAAAAAGTTTTTAGTAAAAACCACGGTGATATACAAAAAAGAATTCCCGATATAACCAAACTCAGAGAAAAAACAAATTTCAGACCAAAGAAAAATTTGGATGATATCATAAAAGATATGTTATGAAAATAGTTTTTATATTTGCACATTTAGACGATGAGTCTTTTGGGCCAGCCGGAACAATATCAAAATTGTGTGAAGATAATGAAGTTACAATTGTATCTTTATGCAAAGGAAATCGTCCAGGTAACGAACATGTTGAATCCAAAAGATTGAATTCTTTTTATAAAGTTTGTGATTATTTTGGTGCGAAACCTATAGTTTTTAATAACTCCGATTGCACTTTAACTTTAGAAAAGTGTTTGAGTGATGTTGAATTGGTTATCAACGAAATACAGCCAGAGATAGTCTTTACGAATAATATATCGGACATACATAGAGATCATAGAATAGTTTCCGAATCTGTTATGGTTGCCTGTAGACCTAAACCAAATTCTTCGGTAAAACAACTCTATATGTGCGAGATACCAGCTTCAACCGAATGGTCTATGGGTCAAATAGAGCCTATTTTTATACCAAATTATTTTGTGAATGTTGAGTATTATATGCATAAAAAGAAATTCGTATTGTCACTATATGATACGGAAACGTATTCTTATCCTGATGCTAGATCAGAAAAAAGTATGATAGTTCTATCGGAACAAAGAGGTAAACAAGTTGGATATAATCACGCAGAATCATTTAAGATGATATATAACCTTCAATAGAAACCCTCTCTCTACCATAAAATTCATTAATACCGTAAGACTTTAAGACGGTTTGATATAATCCATTTAAATCGTTATTATATGGGAAACAAAACTTAACCGGAAAAATATTTAAGTTTTTATTGAACCATTCCAACATTAATTCGGTGTCCATTTTTATATGGTCTATTTTATCTTTCAGGCTGCTGAAAAAATTCAAATTTTTGTGAAAATGTGAATGTCCTCCTATAATAACGTTTTTTCTAGTAGATAAATAACTTATCTGGTCCACATTCATAAAATCTTCATAATTTCCTTCGAATGCTTTTTTATGGCAATTTTCGGAACTTATGAATTTTTTAGATTGTTTTCCTTTACAAATAATGTTTGTTGATACAAAAAATATTTTTTCTGTTTCTATTTTTTCAATTTTTGGGTAATAATAGAAGTGGTTGTAAAGTCCATCATCAAAAGTTAGAACAAAATCTTTTAATTTTGGAACTATTAAGTTTTTTTCTATTTTATGTATCATTAAAACTGGTTTGTCCATATCAAATAAATATAGTAGGAGAAAATTAATGCTTAATATAACTGAATCTGCTGTAAATGAAATCAAACAATATTTAGACGATGAAAACAAATACTTGAGGGTCTATGTTGAGGGTGGTGGATGTTCTGGTTTTAAATATGGTTTTGATTTTGAAGAATCTGTTTCCGAAGATGATTTTGAAATTCCTTTAGATGGTTTTTCAATTCTTGTAGACTCTTTCAGTATGCAATATTTGGAAACCGCAACTTTGAATTTCAAAGAAGATATTATGGGACACACTTTTACTATAGAAAACCCTAATGCACAGACGACCTGTGGCTGTGGAAGTAGCTTTTCGGTATAGTAAAGATGTCAGTTTGACTAAATACCACATTAACAAAGGGAGTTTAATGTGGCTGAATTTGTAGAACTTACCATAGACCAGGGTGCGACTTTTAACACCGTAATTACTGTAAATGATGGTACCGGCGCAGGCCAAAACCTGTATGGATATATTGCCAGGTCCCAGATGAGAAAATCTTACTACTCCTCAACAAAATACGATTTTAATGTTCAAGTGACCACTCCTAACATTGGAGAAATCACTATGATCATGTCAGCAGCAAATACTGCAAATTTAACTCCGGGACGATACGTTTATGATGTAGAAATAGATGATGGCGCAGGTGAAATCACAAGAATTTTTGAAGGTATAATTACTGTCCTTCCTAACGTTACGAGATAAAAAATGCCAATAAATGTAAACGTAAAACCACAAAAAACAACTATATCTTCGGTTACCGTGGCCAGAACTGCAAATTTAGCTCTATCACAATTGAATAATGTTGAAACTCAGGGTGTGGAAGAAGGATTCGTTTTGACTTATGAATCTGGATCCAATAAGTATGTTATGAAAGAAATTCCTGTAATTAACGGCGGAAGCTTCTAAGTGTCAACAGCAATTGTAACCAAGTATTCTACCGCGAATACTGTACCTACTGCAAACTCACTTCTTGGTGGTGAATTAGCTTATTCATTTCCTTCTGGTAATTTATTCATAGGAACTGAAGCCGGATCGTATGAAATTATTGGTGGTAGTTATTACACTAACATAATAGATCAGAGAAGTAGTAACACTTCATCCGGAACTTTAGTTTTACGGAATGTAGATGGTGATATTAGAACTAGTGTTTTTATATCAACACAAGATGATACTCCTGGATTTATTGGAAATTTAGATGGTATTGCGGATAGAGCAAACGCACTCCATAATTCAGTTCAAATAGTTCTTTCGGGTGATGTTCAATCGAATGTATTTACGACCTTTGGTAATACAGTTAATTTTCAAGTTGAATTAAGTACTATAGTTCCCGGTGTATCTGGTACATACGGTAATTCTACTAATATTCCTGTAATTACAGTTGACACCAAGGGTAGAGTAACAGCTGTTTCCAATTTAGCGATTTCTGTAGCATCACAAGAACAAGCAACTGCTGCCTTTGATAAAGCTAATGCAGCAAATGTATTAGCGCAAGCAGCTTTTAATGCAGCCAATAGTTTAAGTCCCAATTTTAATCAGTCTGCATTTGATCGTGCTAATGCGGCTTTTAATTTAGCAAATTCTAGTTCTTTAGCTGCTAATACTCCTAGTTCAATTGCAAATATAGCTTTAGATTTGGCTGGACTAAGTTATATACATGCTAATGCGGCTTTTGCTGTTGCGAATACTGGAGCTAACGCAGGACAAACTGCAAATGAAGCCTACAGTTTAGTCAGTTATGTTTCAACTTCCGTAAATGCTTCGTTTGATACAGCAAATTCAGCTTATGATGCTTCAGTAAATACAGCTAATATTGTTGTTGCTCTTGGTGAGTTAATACAGAGTTTTCAGGGAGTTGCAGTAAATGCTGAAAATATTTCAGTATCTACAAATACTTCTACTACATTAGCTTATAGACACGCCAACGCTTCATTTAATGCTGCTAATACTAAATTAAGTTTAACTGGCGGCACAATTAATGGTAACGTATCGATTGTTGGTAATTTAAGTATATCGGGTGATGTCAATTATATTGGCACAAATCAGTTACTTATTGGCGACAATATCATCACATTAAATGCTGATTTACCTAACAATTTAGCTCCCACTCAAAATGCTGGCATAGAAGTTGCAAGAGGTTCCTCATCAAATGTTCATATAACATGGAATGAAGTTGCAGATAGATGGACATTTACAAACGATGGTACAAACTATAGTAATTTTGCAACAGACTCAGCCGAGTCATATGCGAATGCCGCCTTTGCACAAGCTAATTCATCATTTGCATTAGGTACTCAAGCTGGTATTAGTGTTAGTGCAGCTTTTGATAGAACCAACTCTGCATTTACAAGAACAAATTCTTCGTTTAGTCAAGCAAATGCCTCCTATAATACGGCTAATGCAGCGTTTATACAGGCTAATACACCAAGTCATGTTGCAAACTCCGCGTCACTTTATGCCAATGCAGCGTTTGCTGCTGCGAATTCTTTAAGTCCAGAGTTCAACCAGAGTTCTTTTGATAAAGCTAATGCAGCTTTTAATTCTTCAAACTCTGTTGCTAACGTAGTAGGTTCTTATTCTAATTCAGCATACACTCATGCGAATGCGGCATTTGCTGCTGCAAATTCAATTACGTTTTCTGTAACTGACTTATATGCAAGAGCTCATTCTAATGCTGCTTATACAAATGCCAATAATACGTTAGCTGTAGCAGATTCTTCTTATACACAGGCAAACCTTGCTACTGTTATTGCTGTTGCTGCTTATGCTAAGGCGAATAGTATTATTGATTTGGCAACAGGTCAAGCAGCTTTCGATGCTTCGAATAGTGCTGGTAATTATGCTAATTCCAGTTTTATACATTCTAATGCAGCATTTGCTTATGCAAATACTTTAGCTGCTGACTCTGTAGACTTCTTTGCTAGACCTCATGTTAATGCGGCATTTACACATGCCAATGCATCGTTTATACATGTAAACTCCGCATTTAGTGCCGTAAATACTAAATTCTCATCTTCTGGTGGAACAATTACCGGTAATGTAATAATTAACGGTAATGTAACGATAGATGCAATTCAGGCATCACTTAGTGTATCGACTTTAAGTGTGCAAGACAATATTATTGATATTTCATCGGAGACAGTTGGTACACCTACAAATCCTGCTGGTATTAGAGTAATTCGTGGAGATGAGGTACCCGTACAGTTTAGATGGAACGAATCATTATTAAAATGGACATTTACTAATGATGGATTTACTTATAGTAATGTAGGTTCGTCAACTGCTGAAGAATATGCTAACTCAGCTTTCTTAAAGTCCAACTCATCTTATGAGAGTCAGAATACAACAGGCATTTATGCTAACTTAGCTTTCACTCATGCAAATTCTGCTTATGAAAGTCAGAATGTAACAGGCATTTATGCTAATTCCGCTTATTCTTTAGCTAATACTAAATTCTCATCTTCTGGTGGTACTGTAAGTGGTGATATCGTTGTTACTGGCAATTTAACAATAGTTGGTGAGACAGTTTATGCTAATACACAAACTGTATTAATCAAAGATAATATAATTACATTAAATGCAGCAACCAATTTATTATCTCCTGCTATCTTTAATGCTGGTATAGAGGTTAATAGAGGATCATTATCAAACGTAGCTTTAATTTGGAATGAAACTGTAGACAATTGGCAGTATACGGTAGATGGAACAACCTATACAAACCTTTCTTCTGCATCGGCCGAATCTTACGCTAATGCAGCATTTGCTGCACAAAACACAACTGCAATTTACGCCAACTCATCCTTTAGTGCAGCTAATACTGCTGACGATAAAGCTGTAACGTCTGGTAGTTATGCTAACTCTGCTTTTGTTGCTGCAAATTCTTCTGGTGCTTATGCTAATGCTGCGTTTAATTCTTCGAACATAGCTTTTTCAGTTGGTGCTACATCTGGCGCTTATGCTAATGCAGCATTTGCTTTAGCCAATACGTTATCTATAAGTGCAGTTGATACTTATGCAAGACCACATGTTAACGCAGCATTTACTCATGCTAATGCATCATTTAATTTAGCTAACACCGCAAATGATACTTCTTTAAGTGGTAGTAATTATGCTAACTCGGCATTTAGTGCTGCAAATACCTCGGATTCTAAAGCTGTAACATCAGGATCATATGCTAATGGAGCTTATACTCAAGCAAATACCGCAACTACTAATGCGGCCACTGCTGATGGTAAAGCTGTAACAGCAGGTGACTATGCTAATGGTGCGTACAGTGCTGCAAATACTTCCGATTCTAAAGCTGTAACAGCTGGCAGTTATGCTAACGGTGCTTATGATAAGGCTAATACAGCAGACACTAAAGCTGTAACATCAGGTGTTTATGCAAATTCAGCATTTACTGTTGCTAATACTGCTGATGTTAAGGCTGTAACATCTGGTTCTTATGCTAACTCAGCGTATGAACAAGCTAATACTTCAAATACCAATGCTGCAACTGCTGATTCAAAAGCAGTAACAGCCGGTAACTATGCTAATGCTGCCTTTGGATCTGCAAATACATCTGATAGCAAAGCTGTAACGGCAGGTAACTATGCCAATTCAGCATACGGACAAGCAAACACTGCTACAACTAATGCTGCTACAGCTGATGGTAAAGCAGTAACATCCGGATCTTATGCTAACTCTGCTTTTGATACAGCTAATACTGCTGACGGTAAAGCTGTAACATCTGGTAATTACGCTAACTCTGCTTATGGTCAGGCCAACACCGCAACTACAAATGCTTCTACTGCTGACAGTAAAGCAGTAACAGCTGGCGATTATGCTAATTCTGCTTACAGTCAAGCTAATACATCGGATAGTAAAGCGGTAAGTGCAGGATCTTATGCTAATGGAGCTTATACTCAAGCTAATACCGCAACTACTAATGCAGCTACAGCTGATGATAAAGCGATAAGTGCTGGATTATACGCCAATTCTGCGTTCACTGCTGCTAATACTGCTGACAGTAAAGCATCAAGTGCAGGATCTTATGCTAATGGAGCCTATACTCAAGCAAATACCGCAACTACAAATGCGGCTACTGCTGACAGTAAAGCGACAAGTGCTGGACTATACGCCAATTCAGCATTTGGTGCGGCTAATACCAAGTTCTCATCTTCAGGTGGTACCGTAAGTGGTGATGTAATCATTACTGGTAATGTAACAATTCAAGGAAATACCGCCGAATTTAGTGTACCACATTTCATTGTTCAAGATGGCATAATTGAAGTTAATGTTGAACAGATAGGAAATAATCCCGTAGAAAACGCTGGTTTAAGAGCCATGCGTGGAGATTTAAATCCAACATTAATTTTATGGAATGAAACGAATGATAGTTGGTCGTTTACAAATGATGGATTAAATTATAGTAATATTGCTTCACAATCAGCAGAAAGTTATGCTAATGCAGCATTCAGTTCTGCCAATACGGCCAACAGTAATGCTATAAGTGCAGGCAGTTACGCTAATTCAGCTTATGCTTTAGCTAATACTATATCTTCTGGCGCAATTGATAACTACGCTAGACCACATGTTAATGCAGCATTTACACATGCTAATTCATCTTTTGATGCTGCAAATACTGCCGACTCTAAAGCTGTAACAGCTGGTAGCTATGCCAATAGTGCATTTGGTGTTGCTAATACTAAGTTAAGCACATCAGGAGGCACAATCTCTGGTGATTTAAGTGTTACTGGTAATTTGACGGTATTAGGTAATGCTACTTCTATAGCTGTTTCAAGTATAAAAATAGATGATTCTTTAATTCAATTAGCTGCTAATAATGAATCGTCCGATACGATTGATATAGGTTTCTTTGGTCATTATAGCCCAGATGCTGGCGTGTCTAAAAAACATACTGGTTTATTCCGTGACGCTAATGATGGTCGTTATTATCTATTTTACAATTATGAAGATCCTAGTTTCGAAACTCTATCGCCGAATAATGTAATTGATGTTGCTAATTCTACTTTTAGAGTTGCTAATTTAACTGCAAACGTCATTACAGATGTAATATCAATTCGTGGATATGATCCAATTAATTATACAAATACTGTTTATACTCATGCAAATGCATCTTACTCTGCAGCAAATACTGCTATATCCGACGCTTTAGCCTTTGCCATTGCACTAGGATAAATATTGTTTATTGAGGAAAATAAATGGCAAATACGTTTAAAAATAGTTTTTCACAAAGTGTAGGTCAAACTTCAGACACAATTTATACTGCTACTGGTGTTCAAGCCACCGTTATAGGTATGAGTGTTGCGAATGTTACTCAGGCAGATGTAAAAGCAAATGTTTTTGTTACTTCTTCCGGAACAGATTATTTCTTAGTTAAAAGTGCATTGATAGAACCTGGTAGTGCATTAGTTCCTATTGGAGGAGATCAAAAATTGGTTTTAGAGTCTGGTGACTTAATTAAAGTTCAATCAGATACATCTTCTTCTTTAGATGTAATCTTAAGCGTATTAGAAATAAGCTAACATGACATATTCTTATATTGGCAATCAGTCTACTTCCAATCAACTTAATAAAGTTAAAACTGAAGCTAACTCAGCATTTAGTGCTGCAAATTCTTCAGGTTCTTATGCTAACTCAGCATTTAGTGCTGCCAATACAGCCGACAGTAAGGCTGTAACATCTGGATTATATGCTAATTCAGCCTACGCTTTAGCTAATACTGTATCCTCTGGTGCAATCGATAATTATGCTAGACCACATGCTAACGCTGCATTTGAGGTAGCTAACAGTAGTTCTTCTTATTCTAATTCTGCATTTTTAGCAGCCAATACATCAGACAGTAAAGCTGTTACGGCTGGTTCTTATGCTAACTCTGCTTATGGTCAAGCAAACACTGCCACAACTAATGCTGCTACGGCCGATACTAAAGCTGTAGATGCTGGTAATTACGCTAATTCAGCGTTTGGTATTGCCAACACAGCAAATGTCAATTCTATTTCTGCTGGCAGTTATGCTAACTCTGCTTATACTCAAGCAAATACCGCAACTACAAATGCTGCTACAGCTGATGGTAAAGCAGTAACAGCTGGCAGTTATGCTAACTCATCCTTCAGTGCAGCTAATACTGCTGACGGTAAAGCTGTAACATCTGGATCATACGCTAACTCAGCATTTGCAACAGCTAATACTGTTGATGATAAAGTATCAACATCTGGATCATACGCTAACTCAGCATTTGGTGCTGCCAATACAGCGGATACTAAAGCAGTAAACGCTGGATCATATGCTAATGCTGCCTTTGGTCAGGCTAATACAGCCACAACTAATGCGGCTACGGCCGATAGTAAGGCTGTTAGTGCTGGTAATTATGCTAACGCAGCATTTGATGTTGCTAACACTGCTGATGGTAAAGCTGTAACAGCTGGATCGTATGCTAATTCGGCATATGTTCAGGCTAATACAGCTACTACTAATGCGGCCACTGCTGACAGTAAAGCAGTAAGTGCTGGAGAATATGCTAACTCATCTTTTGGTGCAGCTAATACTGCTGATAGTAAAGCTGTAACAGCTGGTAATTACGCTAACTCAGCATTTGGTTCTGCAAACACCGCAGACGCTAAGGCTGTAACATCTGGATTATATGCTAATGCAGCCTATGCTTTAGCTAATACTATATCTTCTGGTGCAATTGATAACTATGCTAGACCTCATGCTAATGCTGCATTTGAGGTAGCTAATTCAGCTTCCAGTTATGCTAACAATGCATTTGCTTCTGCTAACACGGCCGATAGTAAAGCAGTAACATCTGGTAGCTATGCTAACTCAGCATTTAGTGCTGCCAATAACAAATATTCTTCCTCTGGTGGTACTATTACAGGAGATGTTGTTGTTACTGGTAATTTGACAGTAAGTGGAACTCAGACTATTATTAATACTGAGACATTAAATCTTGCTGACAATCTAATTGACCTCAATAGTAACTTTACATCGGGAGCACCTACTGAAAATGCCGGTATAAGAATTATACGCGGTGATGAGTTGCCCGTACAATTGAGATGGAATGAAACTGTAGATCAATGGCAATTTACTGTTGATGGATCTAATTATAATAACATAGCTTCACAATCAGTAGAAAGTTATGCTAACTCAGCCTTTGGTACTGCTAATACAGTAGACAGTAAAGCAGTAACAGCTGGCAGTTATGCTAATTCCGCTTTTGGTACTGCTAATACAGCTACTGCAAATGCTGCTACAGCTGATGGTAAAGCAGTAACAGCTGGCAGTTATGCTAATAGTGCTTTTGCTGCTGCGAATACTGTTTTAAGTGGTTCAGTTGACAACTATGCTAGACCTCATGCTAATGCAGCATTTGAGGTAGCTAATAGTTCCTCTGTTTATGCTAATTCGGCTTACGGTCAGGCTAATACCGCAACTACCAATGCGGCTACTGCTGACAGTAAAGCGATAAGTGCTGGCAGTTATGCTAATTCAGCATTTAGTTCTTCTAACACCGCCACAACAAATGCTGCTACTGCTGACAGTAAAGCAGTAAGTGCTGGAGAATATGCTAACTCTGCTTACGGTCAAGCTAACACCGCAATCACTAATGCTGCTACTGCCGATTCTAAAGCTGTATCAGCAAGTGACTATGCTAATGGTGCATTTAATACTGCGAATAGTGGTTCGAGTTATGCTAATTCAGCATTTTTAACATCCAATACTGCTGATAGTAAAGCTGTAACATCTGGTAATTATGCTAATGCAGCCTTTGCTTTAGCTAACACAGTATCAAGTGGATCGGTTGATAACTACGCTAGACCACATGCTAACGCAGCATTTGAGGTAGCTAATTCAGCTTCCAGTTATGCTAACGGTGCATTTGCTTCTGCTAACACGGCCGATAGTAAAGCAGTAAGTGCTGGTAATTACGCTAACTCGGCTTATACTCAAGCAAATACTGCTACGACTAATGCTGCAACTGCTGATGGTAAAGCAACAAGTGCTGGTTCATATGCTAATTCAGCTTATACTCAAGCAAACACTGCTACGACTAATGCTGCAACTGCTGATGATAAAGCAACAAGTGCTGGTTCATATGCTAACTCCGCATTTAGTTCTTCTAATACTAAATTCTCATCTTCTGGTGGTACTATTACAGGAGATATTGTCGTTACTGGTAATTTAACGGTAAGTGGAACTAGAACGATAGTAGATACAGAAATTGTAACTATAGCTGATAATTTAATTGATCTTAACAGTAATTTTGTTACCGGTACTCCTACTGAAAATGGTGGCATAAGGGTTATCCGAGGTGATGAAGTACCTGTACAATTAAGATGGAATGAAAGTGCAAAATATTGGCAGTTCAGTAATGATGGTGTATCATATTCAAATGTAGCTTCTCAAATATCTGAACAATATGCCAACTCGGCATTTGCAACTGCTAACTCCGCTGATAGTAAAATAACTACAGTAGGTAACTATGCTAACTCGGCATTTGGTGCTGCTAATACATCAGACAGTAAAGCTGTAACAGCTGGATCGTATGCTAACTCTGCTTATGGTCAAGCAAATACAGCAACTACGAATGCTGCTACGGCCGATACTAAAGCTGTAACAGCTGGCAGTTATGCTAATGCAGCCTTTGCTTTAGCTAATACAGTATCAAGTGGTTCGGTTGATAATTATGCTAGACCACATGCTAATGCTGCATTCAATACTGCTAATAGTGGATCAAGTTATGCTAACTCTGCATTTGGTGCAGCTAATACTGCTGACTCTAAAGCAGTAACATCTGGTAATTACGCTAACTCAGCTTATGGTCAGGCTAATACAGCAACTACGAATGCTGCTACTGCTGACGGTAAAGCAGTAACAGCTGGATTGTATGCTAATGGTGCGTACAGTGCAGCTAATACTGCTGACGATAAAGCAATAACATCAGGATCATATGCCAATTCAGCATATGGACAAGCAAATACAGCAACTACCAATGCGGCCACTGCTGACAGTAAAGCAGTAACGGCAGGAGACTATGCTAACTCATCCTTCAGTGCAGCTAATACTGCTGACGGTAAAGCTGTAACAGCTGGTAATTACGCTAACTCAGCCTATGGTCAAGCAAACACCGCAAACACCAATGCTGCAACTGCTGATGGTAAAGCAGTAACAGCTGGCAGTTATGCTAATAGTGCTTTTGCAGCTGCCAATAATGCGGTAGATACTTGGGTTAGAGATGCTGCCAATAGTGCATCTAGTTATGCTAATTCAGCATTTGGCGCAGCGAATACATCTGACAGTAAAGCTGTAACAGCTGGCAGTTATGCTAACTCATCATTTACAAAAGCAAATTCTGCTTATGACTTAGCTTCAGCTGTAGCGGCAAATGGTAATTTTATATTGAGTGTTAAAAATGACACTTTTGTTGGAACGGGTTCTTGTACAACTTTTCAATTATCAACAACTCCTGCAAATGAAGATTATACTTTAATTACTATAGAAGGTGTCACTCAATTAAAATCTTCTTATAGTTTATCTGCTGCAAATGTTATATTTTCTGAAGCGCCAAAGTTAAGTGATAATATTGATGTATTAGTATTTTCTTCTGATGTTAATCCTTCATTTGGTGCAGCCAACTCAGCAGGACTTTATGCTAATGCTGCCTTTGCTTTAGCTAATGCAGTTTCGAGTGGTTCTGTTGATGCTTATGCCAGACCTCATGCTAATGCTGCCTTTGATGTAGCTAACAGTGCTTCTGGTTATGCCAATTCAGCATTTGGTGCAGCTAATACTGCAACTACTAATGCGGCCACTGCTGACAGCAAAGCTGTAACAGCGGGTAGTTATGCCAACTCAGCATTTAATACTGCGAATAATAACGTATCAAATACTGGCGGCACAATCTCTGGCGATTTAAGTATTACTGGCAATTTAACAGTATTTGGCAATGCAACCTCAATTGCAGTCTCTAGTATAAAAATAGATGATTCTTTAATTCAGTTAGCTGCTAATAATGAATCTGATGCAATTGATATCGGGTTTTTTGGACATTATAGTACTGATGCTGGAGTAACTCAGAAACATACTGGTTTATTCCGTGATGCTACCGATGGTCGTTATTATTTGTTTTACAATTACGAAGATGCCAGTTTCGATACACTAACACCGAATAATGTAATTGATGTTGCTAATTCTACTTTTAGAGTTGCCAATTTAACTGCGAATATTGTTACGGATGTAATATCAATTCGTGGATATGATCCAATTAATTATACTAATTCTGCTTTTAATGCAGCAAATACAGCAGATAGTAAAGCAGTATCAGCTGGTAGTTATTCTAACGCAGCATTTGAGGCAGCTAATAGTTCTTCTGGTTATGCTAATTCAGCTTATGGCCAAGCAAACACTGCCACAACTAATGCTGCGACTGCTGATGGTAAAGCTGTAACAGCTGGCATTTATGCTAATGCTGCGTTTGCTTTAGCTAATACAATCTCAAGTGGTTCAGTTGACAACTATGCTAGACCACATGCTAATGCTGCATTTGAGGTAGCTAATTCAGCTTCCAGTTATGCTAACGGTGCATTTGGTGTGGCTAATACAGCAGATAGTAAAGCCGTAAGTGCGGGACTTTATGCTAATGCAGCATTTGGTACTGCTAATTCAGCTTCAAGTTATGCTAACTCAGCATTTGGTACTGCTAATACGGCAGATGCTAACGCTGGAACTGCTGATAGTAAAGCTGTAACAGCTGGTAACTATGCTAACTCTGCATTTAGTGTTGCTAATACGTCAGACAGTAAAGCTGTAACAGCTGGCAGTTATGCTAATGCAGCCTTTGCTTTAGCTAATACAGTTTCAAGTGGTTCAGTTGACAACTATGCTAGACCACATGCTAATGCAGCATTTGAGGTAGCTAACAGTGCTTCTGGTTATGCTAACTCAGCTTATGGTCAAGCTAATACATCAGACAGTAAAGCAACGAGTGCTGGCAGTTATGCTAACTCAGCTTATGGTCAGGCTAATACAGCTACTACCAATGCTGCGACTGCTGATCAGAAAGCAGTTACTTCGGGTTCTTATGCTAATTCTGCATTTGATACTGCTAATACAGCCACAACTAATGCTTCTAATGCCAACAGTAATGCTTTAATTGCTGGATCGTATGCTAACTCAGCATTTGCTGCTGCTAACAATGCTACAGACACATGGGTAAGAAATGCTGCTAATGCAGCTTCCAGTTATGCCAATTCAGCATTTGGTACTGCAAATACATCGGATTCTAAGTCTCAATCCGCAAGTTTGTATGCTAATGCTGCTTTTGCTTTAGCTAATACACTATCTTCAGGTAATGTAGATCAGTATGCTAGAGACCTATCTAATGCAGCATCATTACATTCAAATACCGCATTTAATTTTGCAAATACTTTAATAGGAACTGGAACATCAATAGTTGGTTATGTAGATGAGTTTTTGGGCGATGGAGCTTGTACAGAATTTACACTAATAAACACTCCTAATAGTGAGAATTTAACTTTAATAAGCATTTCCGGATTAGTTCAGTCTAAAAACAATTATTCGTTAACGGGTAATGTAATAACATTTAGTACAGCACCTCCATTAAATTCCAAAATTGAAATTAATACTTTCTCTGGCGGCGGCGCAGGATTAAGTTTTGATGCTGCTAATTCAGCTGGTTTATATGCTAATGCAGCTTTTGCTTTAGCTAACACAGTTTCAAGTGGCTCAGTTGATAATTATGCTAGACCTAATTCTAATGCTGCATTTGAAGCAGCTAATAGTGGATCAAGTTATGCTAACTCAGCTTATGGTCAAGCTAATACAGCTACTACAAATGCTGCAACTGCTGATGGTAAAGCTGTAACAGCTGGCAGTTATGCTAATAGTGCTTATGGTCAAGCTAATACAGCTACTACAAATGCTGCTACTGCTGACAGTAAAGCAGTAACAGCTGGCGATTATGCTAATTCGGCATTTGGTGTAGCAAATACAAAATATTCTTCTTCTGGTGGCACTGTTTCTGGCGATGTAATCATTACTGGTAACTTAACCGTAAGTGGAACTAGAACGATAGTAGATACAGAAATTGTAACTATAGCTGATAATTTAATTGATCTTAACAGTAATTTTACAACAGGAACACCCACTGAAAATGGTGGCATAAGAGTAATTCGTGGAGATGAAGTACCTGTACAATTAAGATGGAATGAAAGTGCAAAATATTGGCAGTTCAGTAATGATGGTGCCTCTTTTATTAATATTTCTTCACAGTCAGCAGAAAGTTATTCTAATGCTGCATTTAGTGTTGCCAACTCATCATCCAGTTATGCTAACTCAGCATTTGCTGCTGCTAACAATGCTACAGACACATGGGTAAGAAATGCTGCTAATGCAGCTTCCAGTTATGCCAATTCAGCATTTGGTACTGCAAATAGCGCAACTACTAATGCTGCAACTGCTGATGGTAAAGCTGTAACAGCTGGCAGTTATGCTAACTCAGCATTTGGTGCTGCCAATACGTCAGATTCAAAAGCTTTAAGTGCAGGACTTTATGCTAATGCTGCCTTTGATTTAGCTAACACAATTTCTAGTGGTTCAGTTGATAACTACGCTAGACCTCATGCTAATGCTGCATATAATACTGCTAACAGTGCTTCCAGTTATGCTAATTCTGCATTTGATACTGCTAATACAGTAGATAGTAAAGTAGTAACATCTGGCAGTTATGCTAATGGAGCTTATACTCAAGCAAATACCGCAACTACAAATGCTGCAACTGCTGATGGTAAAGCTGTAACAGCAGGATCTTATGCTAACTCAGCTTATACTCAAGCTAATACCGCAACTACTAATGCTGCAACTGCTGATGGTAAAGCAGTAACAGCTGGCAGTTATGCTAATGCTGCATTTGCTTTAGCTAATACAATCTCAAGTGGATCAATTGATAGCTATGCCAGACCTCATGCTAATGCTGCTTTTGAGGTAGCTAATAGTGCTTCTGGTTATGCTAATGCTGCATTTGCTTTAGCTAACACAATTTCAAGTGGCTCAGTTGACAATTATGCTAGACCTCATGCTAATGCAGCTTTTGAGGTAGCTAATAGTGCTTCCAGTTATGCTAATGCAGCATTTGATACTGCTAATACGGCAGATAGTAAATCAGTAACATCTGGTAACTATGCTAATGGAGCTTATACTCAAGCAAATACAGCCACAACTAATGCTGCAACTGCCGATTCTAAAGCAGTAACATCTGGATCGTATGCTAATAGTGCTTTTGGTACTGCTAATACAGCCACAACTAATGCTGCAACTGCTGATGGTAAAGCAGTATCAGCTGGCAGTTATGCTAACTCAGCATTTGGTACTGCTAATACAGCCACAACTAATGCTGCAACTGCTGATGGTAAAGCAGTATCAGCTGGCAGTTATGCTAACTCAGCATTTGGTACTGCTAATACATCGGACAGTAAAGCAGTAACATCTGGATCGTATGCTAATAGTGCTTTTGGTACTGCTAATACAGCCACAACTAATGCTGCAACTGCCGATTCTAAAGCTGTAACAGCTGGCAGTTATGCTAACTCAGCATTTGGTACTGCTAACAATAAATTAAATTCTTCTGGTGGTACAATTTCTGGTGATTTAACTGTTAATGGAAATATTAGTGTAACAGGTTGTACAACGACATTAACAGTCAATACATTAAGAACTTCAGATCATATTATCGATTTAGGATTTGGCACTGTAGGAGTTCCTACACAAAATGCAGGTATAAGAATACTTCGTGGTGATGAAAATCCTGTGCAATTGAGATGGGTTGAAGATGACAATTCATGGGAATTTACCAACGATGGTGCAAATTATTTAAAAATAGGTGCTCAATCTGGTGAAATTTATGCTAATTTAGCATTTACTGCTGCTAATACACCAAGTCATGTAGCTAATTCTGCATCAAGTTATGCTAATGCATCTTTCATACATGCTAATGCAGCTTTTGCTGTTGCTAACTCCGGTGGAGGTGCTGGTACAGACTCTTACGCAAGAGACACCGCAAACTCAGCTAGTGTGTATGCTAATGCAGCCTTTGCTGCAGCAAATACAGGAGGTGGTGGAGGCGGAGGTACAGGTCAATATGCATCTACGATGAAAGTGGACTCATTCACTGGAACTGGTGCCTGTACACAATTTACACTGACACAAGAACCAAGTGGTGAAGATTATACAATTGTT